CTGTTGTAGTTAGTGTCGGTGCGGTATCTTCGGTGAACTCATATGCAGCATTAAATGTAACTGTTCTTGAGCCTGTACCATCTTGAATAATTAATAAAGATACAAACTGCCCTGTTTGTGCATTGGTCCCTGCACCTAATGTTCTGTTAGCACCTAGTGTTACTTTTGCTACTGGTGATGTTGAGACATCCCATGCTATGGTAGAGGCGTCTGTTAGTGTGGCCTCTGCATTATATGCACCCACATTAAACTTTGCATTAGCTGAAGATAATACAAATCTATCTGTGCCACCTGCTTTAAAATCTATTTGATCATCTGTATCTGCATGAATACTTGAATCTCCGTCAACATCTAGTATTAACTCTGCACCATTAATATCTGTATTCATTGGTCCGCCCACTGCACCAGATATTTCTACAATAAAGATTGATGCTCCACTAGCAGGGGCTGTGGTAAATGTAATCTGTGTTCCGCCTGTAGCTAGTGTAAAGTCTGTTCCAGGTTTTTGTATAACACCATCATGAGATACTAATAGTTGTGCTGCAGAACCTACTTGTGTCCCTAAACTAAATGTTGTGTTAGAACCATTGTAAGTATTACCACTTGTGTCTAAGACACTAAAGGTTCCGTTTTTAATTGATTGTCCTATGTATGCCATTATTTTGTTACCTCTGTTGGAAATGTGTATGCATTTACTTTTTCTACTGTGTCTAAGCCACTAGGAGCGTCACGAAGTTTTTGTCTGTATTCTTTCATCTCTGTGCTCATTGTTAAATCTGAACTTGAGGTCCAATCTGTTTTAGCTAATAGATTATTTCTTTTATCTCTTAGGTTTTCCAACGCCCTATCTAAAGCACCGTCTGCCCATGCTTTTTCTTTAGCATCCCATGCAGTTTCTTCCTCTGCTGTAAAAGGCACCTTAACCCCGTCTATTAAATGATGTCTAGCCATTATCTCACTCCATATATTTTAAATTTACCTGTTACATATGTTCCACTGGACATACCAAATCTGATATTATTTACTGCTGATGTTGTGTCTAAACCATATTGATATATTCTATATCCACCTGCATCACCATTTTGTGTATGTCGAGATGCTATACCCCACCCTAATTTTTTATCTGATGTTGAATTTAAATTAAATAAATGAAGTTCTAAAGTTGCTATTCCATTGTTATTATTATCATCACCATCAACACTAGTAAAAGTGTTCATACTGCTTTGAGAAGTAGTGGGTCCTACTGTTCTAAATGTGCCGTCATAAGCATTTTGTGCAAAAAAACTTCCAGTAGATGAGTAGCTAGAGCCATTATCAGTTGAAAATTCAAATGTTCCACTTGCACCATCTGTGCTAAAAGTTGCTCCTTCTATAACTACATAATAATGATTATAAGTGCTTGTGATATAAGTTGATGTAAATGTTATTGTTGAAGAACTTGATGCCGTTTGAGTTTGTAGTAATTCGTATGCTCCTGCACCAGTCACAGTGCCTGTAAAGGCAAATGTATCACTTAAATCTATACCTGTTGATGCTACTGTTGTCTTACTCATCTATCCTCCTATGGTTTAGTAGGGAATACTGCGTTCTCGCACTTCTCTACTGTATCTTTCCCTGCAGGTAAGTCTCTTAAATCTTGACGATACTTTTTCATATCATCACTAAGAGTATTATCTGATAAAGCTAGATAATCTGTCTCTGCTAATAATCTGTTTCTTTTTGTTCTGAGGTCGGCCAAGGCTCTAGCAGGAGCTGCATCAGCCCATGCTTTCTCTTCAGCATCTCTAGCTGTTTCTTCGTCTGCTGTGAACTGTACTTTAGTTCCGTTTATATTATGATATCTTGGCATTGTTTGTCTCCTCTCCTGTTATATCAAGTTTTTTAGTTAATTCCATACATTTCTATTGTACCTGAGTCTATAGTCCCTGAGGACATTGTAAATTGTACTGCATTTACTGCACTAGTCGTATTTCCATATCCTGAGCCTGTAGTATTAAAAACTGCAAAATCACCATTTGATAAAGTAGCAGTTTGTATTAATACATGTTTAACAAAAGTGGTTGAACTTGGGTCAAATAAAAACATTTGACCACACATATTTGCATCATTAGCATTAGATATGTCGTCACCTATAAATTGTGTTCCAGTACCTTGTGCTAAGTCAGTTCCTGTTTCATATGCTAAAGCTGCAGTGTTACCCGCCTCATTATGATAAGCCTTAAAACTATGAGTAGTTTTTGCCACATTATAGTTAGAGCCTCCATCCACTGATAAGTTATACTGTAGTCTCGTTGCATTATTAGACGGATGTATGTTAATAAATCTAAACTTATAAATATTATATGTGCTATCTATATTACTTGTAAAATCTAATGAGCTACTACTAGAAGCTGTTAATGTAGCTAGTTTTGTTTCTTCATAATCTATCGTTGATATAGAGTTAGTTCCTGTAAAAGCATAATTAGCAGTTAGGTCCATTGACGCAGGTTGTATCTTACTTAATGCCATATAATGCTATCCTCCCTGAATCCATATTTCCTGCACTTAATTTAAATTGTATTTCATCTATTGCTGATGTGGTGTTAAAATATCCTGCGGTCCATCTTTCAACTGAAATATCTGATGGATGATACACATTAGTTCTCACTGTAAAATGTTTTACAAAAGTTGTACTACTTGGATTAAACAACCACATTTCACCACTAACACATTCATCATTACCATTACCCACAGTAGCAGAAATTATTTGAAAGCCTGTGCCTTGTGCTTGGTCCGCAGAAGCTGTATATCCTATTTCTGCATTTGTAGAATCGTCTTCACTATGAGCAGATTGAAAAACACTAGATGTAATTGTTTCATTAAATCCTGAACCACCTGCAGAATTCCCTTGAAAAACTAAATCACCAGAACTCCCACTAGCATGAATATTTATAAACTTAAAATAATATGTTTTGTATGTATTATCTAAATCAACACTGTCAGAACCATCAACAAAACTTAGTGTGCTACTAGAACTAGCATCTAAATTTTTAATTAAAAATAATTTCTGTGTAGATACAACTCCAGTTACTGTGCCTGTTAGAGCATAGTTGTCTGTTAGGTCAAAAGAGTTTGCTGCTAATTTACTAAGTGCCATTATACTACTCCAAATAAATCTATTGTTCCGCCTTGTATTTCACCAGAGGACATTTTAAACTGTATAGCATCTATAGCGGATGTAGTATTTAAATATCCCGCTACATTATAATCAACACTAAAACCACTATATTCATTCATATTAATTCTACTCACAAAATGTTTAACATGAGTTGTGCTAGAGGGATTATATAATTTTAATATACCACTAGCATTTTCATCATTATCATTTCCTAAACCATATCCTAAATTTTGAAAAGCTGTTGATTGTGCTAAATCTGTAGTTGTTGTATAGTCTAAGGTTGTTGCACTGTCTCCCTCATCATGATATGCTTGAAAAAAAGTTGTAGTTTTAGTGACATTATAATTACTTCCTCCATCTGTGCTTCCATTAAATAATAATGTAGCATAGTCAGTTTGTGGATGTATATTATTAAACACAAACATATATTCTTTATATGTAGAATCTATACCACTAGTAAAACTTGCAGTAGCATCAGAACCATCAGAAGTAAATGTGCTTAGTAATACTAAAGGTGTATCATCAAATCCTGTGACTGTGCCACTAAAGCCATATGTACCTGCAAGATTTAAGCTATTGGCTTTTATCTTGGATAGTGATGTAGAGGCTGTTGCCATCTACTTACTCCTTATCGCCCAACATATCATTCCACACAGCCTTTATTTCATCAACTGTGGTTGCAGAATCTACTTGACTAGGTAAATTTCTTAGAGTGTTTTTATTAGAAATAATAGTTGTGGTATCGCTACTAGCTTCCTGTGCCTTAATAAAATCAACATCTAGTTTTTCTAATGATGGTTTACGAGCCACACGAATTTTATCTTTCCAAATATCTTTGGCTTTTGTTATATCTACAGTTATTCCCATTAGTCGCCTACTCCGTCTGTTAATTCACTATCAGCAATAGTCCAAGCACCTCTAAATGTTCTGTCGCTTGGTACCTCTGATACATTTACAATCTTATAAGATAATCCTGTAGGTACATCTTTTCTTGCAATTTGTTCTACAGTTAAACTATTATCACAAGGAATAAGTATTCCTATTGTTCCGTCTGTATTTTTATATATTATTCTTTTATCCATAATTTTTTCCTAACGAATTACTGCCACGCAATAAATATCTGGGTCTAAATATCCTGTATTAGCTGCATTAATAAAACCAACCTTGACTGCTGAAGTTGAATAAGGTGTCGCAAATATAATACTTCTTCCATTAGTGTCTGAACCATCAGGTCTTGCTCCAAGAGTTGTACAATAGTTTTCATCAGGCATATTAGTTGTAAAATTTACTTGAAACTGCCCTGTATTAATATCTGTAATAGAACTTACATTACCACTATCTCTAATAGCAACTGTTCCTGTTCCATCAAAGTTTACCCATGCACGAACACCATAAGCTGTTACTACAGAACCGTAACCAGAATTATATTTTAAATTACCAGAACTGTCTATTGTTGCTCTATCAGTTCCACCAGTTTTAAAATCTATCTGGTCGTCAGTGTCAGCTCTTATAGATGTATCACCGTCTTCGTCTAAAATTAATGCAACACCATTCATATCAATACTACCACCCACAGGTGCAGTAATTGTTCCCACTGCTTTTGCTTGATGAATCACATAAATATTATTTGTACCACTAGGAGGTGCAGCACTAAATGTAAGCGTGGTTCCGTTTAAGGTGTATGAAGAGTTAGGGTCTTGTCTAACATTTTCTACATAAACTTCTATGTCTAATGTAGAACCAGGTGCAACGTCTAATGTAAATGCTGTTGTACTAGCATTACCACTAAACCTTTTACCTTGTAAAGACTGAAACTGATTGGTTGTATCTATAGGTGTACCAAGATATGCCATTCTAGGTTATCTCCATAATTGATAAAGCTATATCTGCAGCACCTGAAGCTGTTAACGAAAGTGTGTCAGTTGTTTCCATAACCACTTTGTTACCAGACAATAGTTCAAGTGTACCACCTACAGGCACGGGTGCATTGGTTACTAACTCAACTGTTTGATTAGCTTCGTTGTTTGCGCCTGCTCTGTTGGAAGTATCTGATCCTAAACTTACTGTTGCAGTAATTTGTGTTGTAGTTGTGTTACCTACCATAATACCAAGAACCACTGTTGTTGTAGAACCTGCTACTGTGTAAATAACATCAGCACTTGTTACACCTGCTTTTGTTATCACTTTAAAAGTATTGGCCATTTACCCTCCTATCCTAATGCAATAGCTAATGCTGTTGGGTCCTCAGTTGAGAATCCTGCACTAGATAAATATGTTTTTAAATCTGATAAAGCAACTTGCTTCATCGTTCCTGCATCATTAGTAACCACTCTGTCAGCATCTACTAAAGTTGTTGATGAAGCAGCAGTATCACCATCCATGATATTCAATTCTGTGGCTGTAGTAGTTACACCATCAAGTATATTTAACTCAGCTGTGGTGGATGTAACACCATCTAAAATATTTAATTCAGCGGCAGTAGATGTAACACCATCTAAAATATTTAACTCCGCGGTGGTTGCAGTCACACCATCTAATAAATTTACTTCCGTAGCTGTAGCAGTAATTGCCACATCTTCATTTAATTTTGGAGAGGTTAATCTTTTATTTGTTAATGTTTGTGTAATATCAACAGCAACTAAATCTTGTGTCCCACTATCACCACTATCAGGTAATCTTAAAGTGTTTGCAGCACTAGCTGAATGTGGTTGTGGTTGTAATGTTTGAAAGTGAGCATTAGATGACTCACAATACATTTTAAGTGAAGCTGGTGAACCACTGTTTGATTTAAACTCAATAACACCACCTAAAACTGTGAGATCATCTCCAACTGATAAATCAGCAGGTAAGGTAACATTAGAACTAGCATCTTCAAATACTGCTTTACTTGCAGGGAGTGTACAAAATACGTCTTTTGTTCCTGCAGAAAAATTAACAGCACTATCACTATTAGAACTAGAAATAATTGTAGTTCTAGCTAAAGTATCTGGAGAGGCGTCTGTTATTGTTCCTAAGCCTACTTCAAATTCAGCACTACTTCTATGAACAATAGCATAATAAGTAGTATTACTGTTTCCAATTCCTGCTACAAAAGTTTCGAAATTGGTTTGAGCACCTCCCAGGTTAATCGTACCTGTGCCGGTCGTAGTAGTAGTTTCTTTAACTCTGTCGTTTAAAACTAAAGCCATAATTTATTACGCAATCCTTATTATAGCTGTTGAAGCACCTGCCGCAGGAAACTGAATTGTAAAGTCTCCGTTAGTAGCAGTTTTAGTTCCTCCAAAATCTAGAACAACAACGAGTTTGTCAGAGTTTGTATCGTTGTAAATAACTGCACCCACTGCTGATAAAGTCACTGATGAAAAAACTTCATCTGCAAAATCAACAAAAGCTGTGTTACTTGCAACAGCAACCGCTTGACTATCTAAGGCATTTCCACCAGCAGAATAATTAGTACCTGAAGAAGAAACTTCATTAGAGGTAGAATATGCAGTGCTTGATGTGGAATATCCAGAGATGTCTGTGTACAAAGCTATTTTAAAACTATTGCCACCGTTGGCAAAGTTGTGTGTTCCAGATAAGAGTTCTGATTTAAATGCATCTGGTATTATATTAGCCATTTATAGTCTCCTTTTATTTCATTTTTGGTTGTGGTGATTGTATATCTAAACGAATTGCACCACTAGTGTATTCGTCTCTGCGTCTTCGACCTTGTTGTTCTGCCGCAAACGTTTGAAGCCCCTCTTGATAGGATGCCTCGTACATTTGTACCATATTATCTGGCCCTTTCAAGTATTTTAGAGTTTCTACCATACACCCATAAATCAACAAATCTTGAAAATTGTTAGATAAATAGGTAGTGCTAGAATCAGAGGTGGTTATAGTATCTGGTTGTTTTATATAAGCTAGAGTTATCTTATAAGCTGCATCGGGTGTTGGAGCCACAACCCAGTTATCAGAGTCCCAATGAGCATAATATCTAGGAGTTGCATAATCACTAGAGTTATCTGGGTCAGGAAAATATTCTGCTAAAAAAGAAGTATCAACTTGTTCTAAGAAAAATTGATCTGAGGTTGTGGGGTTTGTTAGTTGAACGTATCTGATAATTCTAGTATCAGAAGGCACAGTTACAAATCTATTACCTATAGTTAAATCTGAATTTGCATAAAATTTTGTATCGTCAGAATCTACGGCTCTGAAAATTCTATTTTCTACATTTTTAATAATTACATTTAAAACGGCATCTGTTAAAACACCATCGTCTACTTCACTGTAATTTCTAATATTTGTTTTTAATTCACTAAGAGTCATTGTCATGGTGATATCGTTACGGGCCCGGCTGATGCGTTTTCGCCCCCTCCTTTTACATTCCCTGCAGTTGCTGTGTCTGTATCTACACTAAAAGTGTAAGTATCAGCATCTACTTTTGTTATTGTGTATCCTGCAGCTTTATTAATATTAGTTCCAGAAATACCATCAAAACTAATTGCATTTCTAAATCGAACTGTATCACTAGATGCTCTACCGTGATTTATTTCTGTAACTGTTATAGTTGAAGAACTTGCACTGCCTGTTTTAAAAGAATTTATATTTAATAGAACAGCAACAGTTGGTTCAGTTCTATCTACTCTTGCGTTTTGTAGAGCTTCTGGATCTGCAGCATGAACTTTTAATTCTAATTGTGGTTGTTTAGGTTCAAACTCTGAAATATGAACTCTTGATCCATTCCATTCTCTTACCATTTCACTATAAGGAAATTCCATTCCACTTCTATCTGAAATAGACTTAGCGTATTTACCTCTTGCAAAATTTGTCATGTTGTTGGAAAGTATACCTTTGGTGTTAAGAAAGTGCTAGTAGAAGAACTGTCTTCATTTAAAGCTCTTGTTAATTCATCTTCATATAATAATTTTAAATTTTGTGATCTATCTGGAGCTATTTTTAAACTCAAATAATAAGATAACCCTGCACACATACATGGTATAAAACGATATACAATATCTGTTTGATTTGTGTAGGCTCCAGCATCTTCAATTCTTTTTAAATAATAAAATTTTAATAGAAAATTAGATCCTGAGAAACTACTACTTGGAGTTTGATATAAAAATATGCTAGGAGAAGTTGTTCTATCAACATAATATTGACTAGGAGTACCTTTAGATAGTTTGTTTGCGATTGCAGAATATGATGATCTGTCTATTTTAGATATAGGAGTATCAACAGGTGCTGTGGCAGTAGTATTATTTCTAACATAAGCTTCTAAAATTTCATTTACATTACCAGGAAAATTAGTGCTATCTGTGGTTGCATTATATTCAGCTTGACCTTCTACTAAAGGCACCGCGGCTAAATCTATTTTCCATAGATGAAGTCCTCTATTTCCCCATTCAGAAAAAAGTATATTTAAAGAACGTCTAGCGCTTTTTAATCCATAACCTGTTCGAGCCGTCATTCCACATCGTTCGTATGCTTCTTGAATTATCTCATCAATATCTAGATCAAAAGCAGTTGTACCTGAAGTGGCCATTGTTTAATCCTATTTGTCTATCATTAAAGTAGCTGCATCTATGTTTGTAATTGTAGAAATTTTCATTCCACCAGGAAATAATATTCCGTCTTCTGGGACATTCATAGAAAATACATCACCGTTAGGAACGTCAGCTTGAAATAAAGTTGAGCTATCTGTGTTGTCTTGCAATATAATTGTTCCTGCTCCACCACCGTCAGATGCTAAAATAATTCCTCTGAGTCTAGTTCTCCCTGCAAAAACTACTCCTGCTGATGTAAACCTAACTGCTTTTACGTCACCTTTACTTGCCATTTTTTTCTCCTTTGCATAGGAGCCCTCTTGGAGGGCTCCTAATTAATCATTAACTTACCGCAGCACTAAATGGTGTTGCTGGTGTTCCGGTACATCCGGAATCAACAGACACTTTCCATTTACCTGAAGCAAGAACTGTACAAACAATTTTTGAGTAAGTTACACCACCAGTTGTGCTACCGTTTAAAGTGATAGTATCTGATGTTGAAGCTGTTTCAAAACCAACGACATTGTCGGATGAGTCATCAATAAATAATGCACTTCCTACCATAACGTCAGTTGCATTTGCAACTTGAACAACTAAGTCACCTGTCTTTGTAATATCTGCAAAAATTTCGATAGTAGCGCCGACGTTGCTTAGATTGTTTAAGTCTGGCCCTGGTCCTGCAACGGCAGAATCAGAGTTTGCATTTGTTGCTGGTAATGTGTAAGTCACAGCGCCTGCGGCAGAGTTGTAAACAATTCTTCCTGCGTGGCTAGCTGTTGTCAAGCTATCGCTTGAGTTTATTGTTACTACATTACCTGGTCCTGTACTAAAAAAACCTTTTTTAGATACAACTGGACCTTGAAATGTGGTTGTTCCCATTTTTTACCTCCGTAGTAAAAATACATACAGTCTCTACGTTCGTCTGCTAGGTCAGTCTGTATGTTAGTTTATTTTCCTAGAAGGTTAAATATAGCTATTTTTATTTAGAGAGCAAGTTTATTTAAAAAATAAATGACTCTCATAGTCTTGATGTCTCCATCTTATTTTAGCTAAGATTCTTTTAATTCTCTCTTCAATAGATTTCATTTCAAGAGTTTCTTTACCAGAATTAAGATAATGAGAATTCCACTGAGATTCGAGTTTAATTTTCTCAGCGATTAAAGACTGTGATACTGCGGTCATAATATATCTCCTTGTCAATATTATCCGCTTTTATTTTGTACATTAATTTCCCATAAAGTCAAGGAACTTTCCCATAAAAAAAGGGGCCATAAGGCCCCTTTTAAAAGTATTTATAAAATTACTTATTATGCACCTGGTGAACCAAAGATACCTCTGAAGTCAGAGAAGCCGAAAGAATATCTCTCTCTTGCTTTGTATCTTACGTTACCGGTATCAAAATCACCTTCCATTGAAGTTTTGATTGGTGATCTTTCAAAGTATTTCATACCGTTAGGAACATCAGTAATAATGAAGAAAGCATCAGTATCAGTTAAGTAGTTGTTCACTACATAACCTTGTGGGACCATTCCCATGCTCTTTAATGCATTCAAGTCATTATCTGCTGTGCCAACTCTATTAGCAGATTTCATAATTCTCTCTGCTGTGAATTGAAGTTCTGAAGGAATAATCATTTTTACTCCTTGCGCTGCAACTTTCAATCCTCTCTCATCTCTGAATGCATTAATATCAATCAATGCTTGTTCAATAGATGTTTCAGAGAGATCAGCAGATGTTGCTAATTCATTGCTGACAGTACCAAAGATAGTTGGGTGGTCAGTAGCACAAAGCTCCTTACCATCACCACCTGCAAAGCTAGAGTTAAAAGCTCTGTTTAATACGTTAGCTGCTTTCACCTGTTTGGTGTTAGCCATTGAACGTGCTAAAGCTTTTGTGTATCTGCTTGACAGTCTATCATAAAGGTTGTCTTCAATAGCTTCCTCTGTAATTGCGAAAGCTAATGCAACAGTCTCATGCTGATATCTTGCTGTGTAGGTTTCCTGACCATTGTCATAGACAACGCCAGAACCCTCTGGTTTAACACTAGCACCGGCGAAACCACTTAACATTACTTCCTCTTCGAAAGCTCTGTCTGAAGTTTCTTTGGTGTAGATTTCCTCGTGTTGATTTTCATAACGATTGTATTCCAAGCCGAATAGTGCATTCAAACCTGGCTCTAGTTCTTTAACTAGTTGATTACGTGATATAGCCATAATTTAATTACTCCTATTATAATGCTGTGTGGAATGTGTGTTCGTTGATATAAACAATGTAGTTTATATTATCAGAACCCAATTCGCTATTGTTCGGATCAGTAGATATACCGACAACTCTTAGTTGGCCGTCAGTTGCAGCTAAATCTGACACGTCTAATTCAACATTGGATGTTCCATTTACTGTTGAACCAGCAGCGTACACGATATCTGCTACTTTAAATATATCTGTTCTTGCTGAAGCACCATCACCTTGTACTTCGAATCTTTCGTAAGGATCGTCATATACGAAAGCGTCAATATCACCAGAAGTGATATTAGTTTGTGTGTAATGGTTTCGAAACGTTGGTTTTCCGGTTGTTGGATCTGTAAAATTACATCCCCAAAATACACCTAGTAGTGTATTGCCAGCAGCAGCCACATCAATAAAACCTGTGTTAGAGGCTTGTGGTATAACAGGGTCGCCTTGGAAGATAGAAGACGCTTCGTTGTCTGCTATCTGATATTCGGACATACCCTGGTTATCTGCGTTTTGTCCAATCTTACCAACAGGTTTCAAACCATTTGGGCTATCTTGATTTGCCATTTTGTTTTACTCCTTTGTTAGTTTAATTGATGATTCGGAATAACTAAAAGATTAGTTCTTCTTGGAGCCACCAAAAGTTACACGGCTCTGTCGATCTTGATTGATCGGCATCGCATTATGCTGCTCCTTCATAAGATCGTTTTCAACTGCTTGTTCTCGATCAGCTACTTGTTGTTTAAAGTATTCTTCTCGAGATTTTGCGATCTCTTCCGGTATCCTAGCTAGCAGTAGGCCACCAACTCCGATTACCCCACTATGTTTTCCGTCTTGTACGGTTGGAAAATCTTCTTCTGGATATTCATCAGCTCTCACTAATTCCCATCCAGACCTCATTTTACCCATGATATTTTTAGTATCATCTAGGCCCATACTTTCGGCTCTTATCCAACGGTGTCTGTATCCTGTTGGAGCAGGGGGTGCATCTAAAGATGATGGAGGAGTCCAAACTTGTTTTCGAGACTCTTTAACTCGAGTTTGACTCGCGCGGGAAGTTTTATTTATCTTAGTTTCGTTTTCCATATGCTTATGCCTCCTTCGCGACTAATTGTTTCGCATATTCTTCAAGTGGCACACCTAATCGTTTAGCTATTGCGACCTGTGATGGTGTGAGTTTCACAGTTTTACGGCGTCCTGTCATTGCCGGACGTTTGGCTGAAGCTACAGTTTGAGAAGGTTTCTCTTGTGTAGTATTTTCTGTTGTACCAAATTTTTGAGGAAATTCAAGTCTTATCCTTTTATCCACTTCTTGATAATACTCTTCACTAGAAGGGTCATATCCTTCTTCCTCAGTTAGTTTCTTGTGTATGTCAAATGCTGTATAAGTCATAGCATTATCAGTGCCAAACCAAGTGTTTTTAGCTGCCCAGGCTTCCGCTTTAGGGTCCATTTGTTGTGCAGCTTCTTTTAATTGACTCGGATTAGCATAACCTCCTTGTGGTTGTGCGACAGGTTTTTCTTCTTCCTGTAAAGACCTAGTAGGTTTTTGTGCTTTGACTTGATTTAATCTTGCAGCATCCATGGTCAAAGAAGATATCTCTGTTTGAGCTGCTATTTGAGCATCTACGTCCTGTGCATCTATAGCTGATTTTAATTTTATTTTAGCTGCTTCAAGATTTGATTTTACTCTATTTTCAAATTCAGAAACATAGTTTGTATCTAAACTTTGATATCTGTCTTGAAGTTCTTTTTGTCTATCTGCTATTGTTTTTGCATAGGTAATCGCTTCTTCTTTCTGACGTTCTGCTTCACGCATTTTACGTGTAAGCTTTGCAATTCTCTTTTTTACACCTTCGCTATATTGTTCAAGTTCTTCTTTCTGTGGTGCTTCTTCTTTTGTTTCTTCAGTTTCTTGTGTTGTATCTTCTCCCGAATCAGTTGTTTCTTCAACTTGTAATTCTTCTTTTTGTTCTGGTGCAGAATTATCTTTATCTAAATCTATTTCTGCTCCCTCTACTTCACCAACGTCAACCATTGGTTCTTCTCTTTTTAGTTCTTCGGGCATAGTTTTCTCCTATGTTTATATATGATGTAGAATATCTTCAGGGTTACTAATTGTTCCTAAGACTTCATCATCGTTTAGTAATCGCACTTCTCCACCTTCAATCGGGAGCCGTGATCCAGCGTATCGAGCAAAAATAACCCAATCGCCTTTTTTGCACCAAGGGCCAGTATAAAATTTATTTTCATCTTTATACGCCAAAGGTCCAACCTTTATAACATAACCACAATTAGTAGCTATTCGTAACTTGTCTAGTGATTCTTGAGCTATGATAATACCACCTTTAGTTTTATCTTTAGGTTCGAAAGGTAATACCAATATTCTCCAACCAGAAGGGTTGGGCAGTTTTTCTAATACTTCTTTAGATAGATTTTCAGCTCTAACTTTATTCTTATCTTCTTCTGCTTGTTTTTTATCCTCTTCTTTATATTTCTCTTGTAGTGCGTGTTTAGTCATCGTTTTGCTCCTTGTTATCTAGCAGGTTAGAGAGTTCCTGTAGTGTTTGTTCAAATCCTTGAACTTTGCCAATAAGATATTGATATTTTTCAAGACTGTCAACACCTGACAAAATGGTATCCGTACAGTCCTGGATAGATTGTTTTAAATATCTTTGTAGTTTATATACTACATTAAGTTCTTCCATTATTTTTCCTTTCGTATATTTTTATAGAATGAGCGACCCAAAACCAGAAAATGAAGATTTAACAGTTATAGTGGATTTCGAATTTGATCTACCAACTATTCATTAAGTCTTATGTGATTTTCTAATACTTTCTTTTCCTTTTTTAAAAATGCTAGCAATTTCATTTTTACCCATTACTTTTGCTCTTTGTTCAGCAACAGTAAGGATTTGAATTTTCCTCGCAAACGGTTTCTTAACCTTTTTAACTTTCGCAACCGTGTTCTTAGCGTCAGTTTTAGTTGCAAATTTAATGCCGACAGTGTCTTTAGGATTCTCATCCGTATATAATCTTCTTCCAGAGCCTTTAGGCTTTTTTCCCGTTCCCGTTTTTGGATCCGCCACCTATGACTCCTTTCAATGTTTTAGCTTGACCAGCATGTAATTTAGAAGCTTTCTTCAAACCTTTAATTACTTTTTTTATTTTCTTTTTGGCTTGTTTCATCTTTTTTTCCTTCCTGCACAATGTGCTTTTTCACTAAAACCTCTAGGGTTGTTACAGTTAATTTTTCTTTTTCTTTTCATAGACCACTTCTTTTTTTGGGGTGGTTTAGAAACTTGTTTAGAGACTTGGGCCCTAGATATGGCCATTAAAAATCTGAGGTTTTAATTAAAAATTCTTCTATCCATGCAACTCTATCGTCCATATCAAGAATTTTACTTTTAATAATAGCTATATCTTGTTGCATTTCTGCAACACTATCAGCTTTCTTTTCCACTGCATTAAGTCTCTCTGACCACATACCCCATGTCATACCAATTGTTGCTATTAAAACAACATAAGGTAGAATAGTTTTAAGTTCTATCTTAAACGACATATACAGTCCTGATCTGTTTTACAGTCACACATTGATATACTCCTCATTTTGTTTTAGCGGACATTCCACTTAAAGGGTTATTTAAAGCTTTATCTATCTTTAAGTCAAGACTTTCTTCTAGTAATTTCATTTCATTAAGAAGCTCTCTATTATCTTCTTTTTGCCTATCTTCCACATCATTTACAATTTCAGTTATGTGTCGAATATCTCCAGATTGTTGACGTAAATCAGCCTTCATATCTGAACGCATATCACGTGCTACGTCACTAATTATAGTTATTTCTTGCAGTATCATATCTATTTCTGATTTTAACACAGCCATACCTTCATCATATTGAGAGAGGTCTGGCTCAGTATATAGAGTTATCTTCTCCTTCATGTTGAGATAATCTTGATAGAAAGTGAAGCCTGTCCATGCAGCACCACCAAGAGCACCTAGTAAAGTAAAGATGGCAAACACCTTCCCCCCGGTAATCTTCATCCCGCTATACTCAATACTGGGCATCTATCATCTCCGAAATTGTATTATCTTGTGCCATATTAAATAGCATACCATATTGATCGTCTATTGTCTTGTTTAAATATTCTGTCACATTTGTATCTTGAAGGTACGATTGACTATCAAAAAATGTTTTTGTGTTTCCTAGTATTTGCATCACAATTAATGTTTTAGTTTGAGCAGCGTCATCATACCTTGCTTTATCGTCAATTTTTTTTACTATTTTGGTAGCAGCTTTTTCTTTCTTTGATACTTTAGGCTCCGATGCTTTCTCTTCTTCTACCTTTTCTTCTGGATCTTCTTCTTTTTGTGGTGTTTGCGTTTCTTCTGGTTCTGGTTCCTGTGATTCTTCTTGAGATTCTTCTATAGGTTCTTCCTCTGGTTCTGCTTCTACAACTACAATTTCTTCCATTTCCATCTCAATCTCTATTTCAACTTCTGTTTCTACCTCAACAATCTCAACTTCAGGTTCAGGTAAATTAATCTCTATCTCAGCTATTTCTATCTCAACACTTGCGATAGTAATTTCTTCTACTTCAGGTTCAATTGGAGCAAAAGAAATTTCTCCATCATCAACACTAATATCATTATATTCAAATACCTCTTCAACAAAATCTAGTTCAACAGTATCAAAAAGATTGAGGTAATATATTTCTTCGATTGTGGTGATTTGTTGAGTTATGATAGTGTTGATAACATTATAAAAAATATCAACTGTAACGTCATCAAACAAAGGACCGATGGCAAGGTTAATATCCCTACCACCTACTTCGATAACTATTTTATTTAATACACCAGCGAAATCGAAAGAACCGTTATAAGATTCATAGCCGGTTGATACTCCAGATTCAGACAGGATGTCAGTACCTGAAAAGACCTGACTAGTTCCGTTAAGTCCTGTAATGTGCATGTATATTCTATCTTGAGCATCTTGTTTATCTACTTCAATTGTGTATCTAACTTGGCCACCCTTATCTATTTGTAAATCAGATATGTCAACTGTATTTATGAATGTAGTTCCCATACCAGACACACCCATAGTAGATGTTGAGTTACCACTGCCTGTAATTTGAGCACACTTATCTGAACCTAAATCATAACAAGAATTACCTGAAGGCATGTTAGCACCACCTTGACCGCCCCAATCAATGTCCATGTCACCTTCTTTGCTTGAAGATACATAACCATTAGATCCGTCTAGTATATCTCCTGAGTTTGAGTTTGTGATAGTTTCAGTTGTAGTTGTAACAGTGGTTGTTGTCGTTGTAACAATCTCTGTTCCTAAATCCTCTTCTGTTATGACAGTTTCAGACTCTTCTGTGATAGTAACACCAGGAGTGCAAAGTCCTGCTGTATCGGGCACACAATCAGCTTTAGAGTAAGAGTAACATAGAGAGAGCAATAAGACCAAAATTCTTAATAGCATTGATATCTCCTTTTGGTTGTTCTTCTACTTTAACTTGTGCAACATATTCAGTTTTGTATCTACTGCCGTCTGGAATCTCTGAAGGGTTATCTGCCCAATATTGAGCTGCCTCGGCCCCGATGAAACCTCGTACAGGGCACGGGGTCCCGGCATCGGTCATTGAATCCCAAACACGTGGGTCTTGACAAAGGATAGATACGGCCGACACTTTCATGCCAAAAGCGAATTGAGTCTTAGATAATTTTAAAAGCTGACACAGCTCATCATCTATAAGTACGCCTGTAGCTAGACCTAACACATTATTTTGTACACTTCCGCCAACACCAACCTTACATATATCTGAATTTGAGTTTGGAATTACAGGTGCATTTGCTGTTGGTGGTGTATTATTAACTACAGTGCTCGACACGGTATTTGTCTCACCCCAAGAATTTTGAATTGATAAAAACATAAAGACTAAAGATAAAAAGGCGCAAAAAAGATAGAAGTATGCTTTTAACATCTCCATCTTTTCCTAGCTTGTCTTAATCTAGAATTTGGATCTTTAGCGGCTTTTGGAAATTTTTTCATTTGTCCTGCGCTTCTAGCACAAAACGATTTTCTTCTTTTAGCAGCTTTACTACCTGGTTTAACTTTGCCTGTGACTGCTGTTTTTAATTTTGAACCAGGATTCTCTGCTCTGTAACGAGCGACCCCTGCTTTCGTCATACCTGCCCCACTCTTCGTGGAACGAAAGTATTTTTTAGTTTTAGGTGGTTGCTTATCTGCTTTTCTCACACCATACCACCCATAGACATTTTTTTTCTTTTAGGTGCAAATGTTGCTGCTCTTGAAGGTGTTGGTCCTGTGTTTGATTTAGCTTGTTTTCTTCTAACGGCTCCTGCTTTTTGTCCTTTAGACATGGCCCTTGCTTTTGCTATGGGGACACACTTAGGATAGTTTTTTCTTTTTTCTCCACCGCTTCTACCACATTTAGGATAAGAACCATCAGATTTTTTATTGGCTATGTCTACCCAATTTTCTTTTACCCAAGATCTTAATCCTTTTTTAGCCATTAATACTTTTTAGTTTTTTTTCTTTTCTTTTTTAAAACAGCACCACAACCTTTAGCAATACCACCTTGACCGTAACTAGAAACTTTTTTTCTATCTTGTGATACTTGATTACTAGAAATCATACCACCATCAGCTTTTTTATTTTTCTTACCTCCTGGTGTAATCTTTCCACTACAAACCCCGCTTGCATACATATTAGCATACGCGCTAGGGTAGACTTTAAATTTCCGCTTAGCAGCAGCTTTTCCTCTCGCGCATAATTTACCCATTATTTTTTCTTTTTAACCCTTCCACCTTTTTTTAGAAAACCCATTTTAGCACGAATAGGTTTAGGTAGTTTTGGTAATCCTTTGTTACCTGCTGGTATTGGTTTTAATTTTTTTTTCATCGTCCTTGTCCCCTATATGGTTTAAAGCTTCGTCGCTTATGTTTATTCATGGTAGACGTACTTATTCTACCATTACCTATTGTAGTCTTTTTAACTACATGATCAATAGTGCTATTCGTCTTCTGTTTCTTCATGAGTACAACCTACACACCCACACCAAATACAAGAGGTGTCACAATGACAAGCACATTGACATTTTATACAAATGGTCATTTTGTGAGTTTCTTACTTTTTTCCCATGAGCGGAGTCCGGACATTCCGAGCAAGGCTGTGACAAGCGGGAATAAAGTCGACATGTCAAGCTCAGGTAAAGGTGCATGTTCTATACTAAATGCAGCTAAACCGAACATAATAAATTGTTTTAACACAAATTCCCACAAAATCGCTAACGCACAGGACATTCCGATTAGGGGACGCCACGATCGCTGCATCATACCACCAAAACCTGTAGCAGTAGACTTAGCGTCAGCTAAGTTGATATCCATTTGTTTGGAATTGATCTGATTTTCTAATTCTTTAAGTTTATTTCTTGCGGCAAGTTTCTCCTCTTCTGAGGTGTGGACACTGTCGATGACTTTACCGACAGTGTCTACTAAAGATCCGCCTAATAATTTAGATAGCATTATTAAATACCTTTAACGATTGCTACTACAATAACAACTGCAACAGCGACTACGAATAGTTTGCCCTTTTTGTTAAGTTTTTTCCACTTATCCATTGGGTTCCATCCAAATATCATCATGATATCCTCCTTTTTAAATTAGTACCACTTGGCACTACGTTTTTTCTCAGGAAGAACACGTTTTTGTCCGCCGATTTTTTCTACCTGAGTTTCTTTAGGATTTGTTGTTTCAATTTCAACGCCTCCTTTTTTATAACCGTCTTTGTCAACAAACATTTGATGATCAATCGGTCTTTTACTCATACTCTTCATAATCTTTAGCTCCTTTGTTATTTTTTTTTCAAACCTGCTTCGCTTAGTGCGATAGCTATGGCCTGTTTGCGAGATTTTACCTTTTTTTTCGACTTTCCGATAGGTAATTTTTTGTTTTTGAATTCTCGCATGACTTTTGCAATTTTTTTATTTTGTTTTTTTGTCTGTTTAGGCATTAATTGTTAGTCATTACCTTCATTTTTGACACACCTGCTTTTGCTAGGGAGACTCCAGCACGTAAACCAGCTAAATCTTCATTTTGTTCCATTTTTTCATCGTGTGTTACTTGATCTTGAACTAATTTTGCACGTTCTATCTCTAATTTTTGCTCACCTTCGTCTTTTTTACGTTCATTCTCCATGGCACGAAGGTCTATTTCTCTACCTTTTAGTTTAACAAGTGGGTCAACATCCTCTGCAGAGTTAATTTTACGTTCTTCTTCCATAAAGTCTTTGGTCATTTCTGCAATAAGTTTAGATTTTCTAGATTCTATACCGATTTGTAGTTGTTCCATCATAGGATTTGGTTGTGCAGGCATACCTGTCATGGCTTGTTGCTGCATTTGAGCTTGCATTTGTTGTAGTTGTACTAATTCTTCTGCAAATTCTAATTGAATCTGCTCTTGAGCCATTAAAGATATATGTTCAAGTATATTTTTTTGTACTAAAGACATAATCGTAGGATTATTTCTTACTGTGCTTGTACCCATAAAATTTAAATGAGCATCTATGTGTGCTTTGTGGTCTTGTTTAGGAAAAGCTTGAAATTTTTTACCTGCCATAGACTGTATATGTTCCATACTAGGGTCCATTGGTTGTGGTGGTTGTGGAGGAGGTAGAATTAAGTCGACGTTTTTAATTCCTATTGCTTCATACATACTACGATAAGCTTGATATAGATTATGTATTTTAGGATTTGTTTGAGCTAATTGTAATTGTGTTTGAGCTAAACTAATTCTTTGTGTTTGTGAAAAGATATTAGGATCTGCTATTGGTAGAATATCAACTTTATCATCAAAGTCTGTTTGTTTAACCATACGTTGACCGCCCACTACGTCGTACGGATATTCAGGTGGTAAATAAAGTGAGAAAATTCTTACTAGTTGTTTGAATTCATTCTTCAGTGAATTGTATAATCTTTTATGTATGGCTGACATGACACGAGAGCCACGTTCTAATAATGCAACAGTTGTGCCTACAGCAGCACCTTGATTGCCATCACCTACTTGCATATCTGCAATAGAAGCAAATCTTTGTCCCGCCTGCACCACTATGCCCATGAGCTGCAATAGTGTTGCAGACGGCTCTTTAAAAGGAAGGGGCATAAATGATTCACGGAGATTACCTCCTGGAGCGTCTACATCTCTAAACTCTCCTGGTTGTATTGACTGTGCTTCATCTCGTACTCTGATGCCTCTCGTTTTAAAACCCGAGGGTAGATTAGAAAGAGTCCCTGCATCCAAAAGCTGTCGTAGGGCCGCTGTTGCAGTTCTTGATAATCCACCAATCATGTGAATTAAACCAAAGCCATAAAAACCTAGACCTGGTAAAAACTTAAAATGTGTAAAATAATTAATTCTTTTTTTCTTAGGATCTTGTGCTTCGTAATTTCTACGAATTGATAAAACTTCTCTACTACCTTCTTCGATAGTAACAATGTAAGGTAATTTAATTTCTGTCGCTTCACCTGTCTCAGGATTACTGTCTTCAAATCCTTCTAAATCTAAATCAACATGACACTCCAACAATGTATACATATCTGATTTTTCAGATTTACGAATACCTTCTAGCTCTCTTTCTTTAGCTGCGATGTCATCATCTTCGTTTGATGATTCTGATACTTCTATATCTCGATAGAAGCCACCCACTTGTTGTTTACGTAAATCGTTTTCAGAAATATTTATTTTATGAATAATACTATCAGCATCTTCTAAACTAGTTGCAGAATAAGGTACTAACAAATCATCTGCGGGTACAAACTTTGAAACGGCTCGACCTAATAATTCATCGTAGTACACTTTTTTAAATGTCGAGCCTGAGAGAGGAAGATAGAAAAGCATTTGATCAAACTCTTGTTCATACTCTTTCATCTCTGACATAAGTTGATAGTTCATGAACTCTTTGACACGTTCGCTTTGTTGTTCTTTAGCAGTGCTAGGTGCACCGATAATTTGTGTTCTAACAGGGCCGTCGGCCGGTAGTAATTCTTTGTAAGCTAGAGATTGAAATTGTGTGACTGCTTCTGCGAGGACAGGGTGTGTTGCACCACTTGCTCCTTGAAAAGGTTCACCTCTCTCTTCATATTTAAAACCTAATAAATCTAATCCTTGTGTGTAAGATTGCTCCCAATCTTTTCTAGAAGATTTGTAATCTAGAAACATGTCTTTAAGTTCATTACCTAAAGGTCCTAAGACATCGTCTTCTAAGTATTCAGCTAAATTTGCAAAATGATTTTCACTACCTTCCGCCATAGCTTTAGAAGGGTCAAAAGAAATTTCTGCTCCACCTTCTTCTGTTTCAATAACTTCTACTTCTTCTGGAGCTTGTTGCTCTTTGTTTAATTCTTGAACAACAACTTCTTCTAGATCATCTTTACTTGGAAGATCTATTGTTGTTCTTTTAGTATTAGGTAGTGCTTTATCTATTTCCATTTACTATCCTTACTTGTTTTTGAATAAAGAAGCAACACCCGCGGACATCGGCCCTTCTTGAGGTGCTACGGTTTTAGTTAGTCCGCCGTCTTTATACCCGTACGCCGATAACACCTTTGTTTGTTTTAGTGCTTCTTCTGGAGAAACTCCTTGTTCAATTAAATTATTATAATACGTTTCTAAAGCAGGAGTGAAACCTGAACCGCGGTCACCAGGAACATTGAATACTCCCATCTCGGGACCGACACCTAAAAGATTAGAACCTGTTTCATAAATCCCTTGATCTGTTATTTCATTTAAAAGTTGATTCGATTGATCTAGTTTTTCTAAATCAATTCCTGCACCTCCCATCGCATCTGCTGCACTAGAGAAACGATCATTTAAATTAGCTACGGCGGGTCTTGTAGCATCTGCTCCACTAGAAAATAGATCAACATTAGGATCACCAATAGTTCGAATGAACTGATCGATTTCATCACCTGTTGTACCTGCTAAATTTCTTTGTGTTCTTATATCACCTAAGTTTATTGCTGCAGCTCCACCCATCGCATCTGCTGCACTAGAGAAAGTATCTTCTTCCTCTTCTTCAGGGAATAAAAAGTTTTTTCCTTTGCCAAATAAATCTTGAATAATATTTAAAGCTAGACCACCGATACCTCCTGTATTAAGTAAAGCAGGAATAATACCCTCACTTCTTTGTGGGTCGGGTACCATGTTTGCAAAGTCCATGTTAGGAGTTCCTGGTCTTGATGTGGGTAGTGTAAAAACTTGTTTGTCTGCAGTGCCACCAAAGAGAGCTCTACCGGCATCTCCTGCAAGTTCTCCTAGTGTTGGAGGGCTTGCTGTAATTCTTCCAGTATAATCTGCAGCGGTCGCTCCTGTTCTAAAAACAGGCTTACCACCTTTTTGTGTTAATCCTTTAACTGTAGGAGAGCCTTCAATAAACTGTATACCTCTGCCTCTATTGGCAGCTGCTTGTAATTCTGCTTCTCTCTTTTTAGAAATTTCACCACCTGTCATGATGTTTTGCATTAACTCAGCAGTGTTCGCTTGTCTTTGTGCGTTTCTTGATGCTGTTGCTGTTTTACTTCCCATTAGTAATATACTCTCCGTTGTTGTGGTAAGGGTGTATCATCTTCATCGTCTGGATGATTAATAAACCCTCCCTGTCTAAACCTCATGACTGCTTGTGTCATGCTATCCACCAAGTCGTCATGATCACCATACGGAAAAGCAGCACATTCTTCAATCACTTCTTCTGTGAATTTATCGTCGGTTGCCCATATCTGCCCTGACTCAAATAACGGCGCCACGGCATTGACACGAGCGTGCTTATCGTTTCCACGACTCGGTGTATAATTTATAACGGGTATTCCTTGTTTACGCAACTCAAAAGTCAAGGGCATCCCAGAAGCTTTTCCCTCCACAACAACACTCTCTGGTTTCCAATAGTTATACTGTTCGAGGGCCACGCGCCGTAGCTCGGGGAACTCGAAACGATCTTTGACAACATCTAAAAGAATGAGATTCGGTCCGCTGTCCTCGGTTGGATAAAAGACTCCCCACGTTGTGATAGCCGAATAATCTGCAGTTTCTTTTTTCAAAAAAGCAGTATCATAGGATTGTATCACGTGATAAAGCGGGGGGAGGTCCTTCTCCCATAGGTTCCACCATTCTCGTTTAATGATACTTCCTTCTTCTGCTGTTGGGTTTTGTTGGTACTGTGCATTCCACTTACCAATCGCTAATGAAGCTTTGACCGATTCTAATTCTTCTAACTTCCAATACTCTGGCCATACCGGTTTGTTATTCGGTAAGATAGCTGGAAACTCAATGACCTCCCATTGATCCGCTTTGGTTTCTTTTTGAGCATTGATTAATCTTCCTGTTAAATCTTTCATGTTCCAACGAGTCATGACCACAACAATAATACCACCTGGTTGTAAACGCTGACGAGGACCGGACGTGTACCATTCCCAAGTCCTCTCCAACGCATTCACGTTCAGCGCGTCTTGTTCCGAGTGGGGATCATCAATGATTAATAAATCCGCACCACGGCCCGTGATACTTCCGCCGACACCCGCAGCGAAATATTCGCCGCCCTCGTTTGTCTCCCAACGGCCCGCGGCCTTTGAGTCCTCTCTCAGTTTTGTTGGGAAAATTTTTTGATATTCTTCTGAGTCAATTAAATGTTTCGCTTTTCGTCCAAAGCGGACCGCGAGCTCTGTGGTGTGAGTCGCTTGAATAATTTTTAGTTTTGGATTTTTTCCTATCATCCACGATGGAAGGAGGTAGGATGAAAATTCTGATTTTGTATGTCGGGGGGCCATATTGATAATGACTCGTTTTAATTGGCCCGTGGCTACTTTGTTAAACTTCTCTGACATTATTTTGTGGTGGGACCCCTCTATAAAATCAGGCCACACATACTTAACGAATGACATGAAATCGTTCTTGATTGCAGATTCTTTTCTTTTTTCTTCTAATTTTATTTTATAACGTAAGAACTCTTTCCTTGCTTCCGCAGGTAATTTATTGATGTCTATATCTATTCCTTCTAATTGCATCGTTTCAAAATGAATTTAATACCATTAAGTATACAAAATCAACATATACATACAAATATATAGTTACATCTTCTACCAAAAAAAGGGGGAGGGGGGTCTGCAGTTTTTTCGATTTTGCTGACGGCTTGGTACCTCTATTGGGTGGGTGGGCCCGAAGTTCACAAGAATTTTTCAGGGGTGGGTGGGCCCACAGTTCGCAAGCCTGTGGATAACTTGTAATAAAATATGACCATTTTTTTCTTTACATGATATCCCATAAAATGGTAGATTATACGTATGGTAAACGAACCCATTAAACAATACGCAGTTATACAGTGTCATAAGTTTGATACTATTCAGAATGGTTATTATCATTCTAAAGTATTTCATGCTCGTGCAGATGCTCTTGAGTATCTCAACGCATTGAACACTGCGTCTCAATACGAGGACAAGGATGTAGAGTATTTACTCTATGTCTTGGTCCTCGAAGATTAATTTAGAGACGGGGGCTTTTGCCCCCGTCGCTTCTCAAAGAAAGGATATAAAATGGGAAAAGTAAAACAATGGGCGGTTGAACAGGCGGAAGCTGACTATAGTAAGATCGCTACAAGTTCAATCAAGAACTACGATAACTTTGACGCCTGGAATGCTCACATGCAAACTAAGCATCATCTGTTCACGATCTTATATGAAGATGGTCAAGCTCTTGAAGAAGTGAACCGCGAACAGTGGGACGAGTTCCAGGACTTGCACAAAGATTAACAAGATTTCTCTTGGGGGTGCTTATGCTCCCCCAGGTCTTTTTAGAAAGGATAAAAAATGGAAGAACTAAAAACCAAATACCCAGAACTTGACAAGCAGTTGTCTAAGATTTGGGATGCAAACTCAGAAGCACAACAAAAGCTTCAAGAGATGAAGGACCTTTACCAGGACCTAGACGATGACGAAGACGATCAACTGTATCAAGCCTTCGAAACAATAGAAGAAACAATCGACATGATCGAAGGATTAGACACACCTAGAGAAAAGATCAAAGAGGTCCTGGGACTGGAAGAAAGCGAATGAAAACACTAGGCAAGTTACCGATAAAAGAGTTTAACAATGATCCTGAAATCATGAAAACTTTTATAGTCGGTGAGATGGTTTTCGAAGAGGATAATAATGGGCACGTTCATAACGTGCCCAGATATTTCAAAGAACCTATCTCGCAAGAAGAATACGAAAAAGTTAGAAACAAAATAACTTCACATTTATAAATCAAGAAGGGGCGCTTATGCGCCCCTTTCTACTGCAGCTCTAAGGCTGTATTTTTTTTTTATTTAATTGGGTGGGTGGGCCCACAGGCCACAAGCTAGTAATAATTTATGACTATTATTTTATTGTATATTATCCCACATAATGCTACTTATATATTATTAATGGGTACCATTAACAGTGGAGGCTTGGACGCCACGTGAAAGCCAAAGTACAAGGTGAGTATCAAAACGCAACGCAAAGAACCTTAGACCTTGGGGGGTTGGTTTCCTCCCAAGGTTGACGAAACGAAAGGATAAACAATGAAAAGCAAAAAAAGCATCACTTACAACGGCAAAGAAATCAAATTGCCGTTTGATGATATTAAAGATGATCAGAGAATGATCGAAACAATAAACGAATGGAGTGGGGAAAAAGTTTTCATTCCTAAATTTGCAAAAGATATTTTTGATAAAATCAAAAGCGCAGAAATAATTCAAGATTACAAAACCATGCGCAAAGGTCTTGATTGGTTTCAAAGATATTTTATCAATGAGTATTATACTCTGTTAGACTAGGGGATAAAATGGATTTAAGAAAAGATCTTAAAAAAAATTTCATGGTGATTGGTGGTAAAAATTATTATGAGATTTCTAAATTTGATCGTGGTTATGAGGGTATTGAATACTGTAATCTTGGAGGCGGATTTGTTAAAAGAATTAAAATCAATGAAGCTTTTATGGATGATTACGAAAGCGGGAAAATTAAATTTACAAACACTATTCCCTCAAACTACATTTACGGCAAGATATCTTGTGAGGGTATGGACCTCAAATTTGTCAAAGGATATTATAACCCTATCATTCGTTGGAATGGTTGGATCAATCCTTACTTTACATGGGAAACTTGCAAACAAATAAACAATGCTTGCACCGACGAAAACTTATTATTTAGATTTTATGATGAGGAAGTAAACGGAAAGCAAGTTAAGACTTTAGAATATTGTAATCAATATGATTGCGAAACGCCTTATGTAATACCAAGTCAAAAAATAAACGGTATTGAAGTTTATGATTGTGGACTAGGTATCTGTTGGGAATTATTTCAAGCTTAGTTCATAGCCCCCTAGGGGGCTATGAACTGCGTTTGTTTGTGTTGCTTTTTCAACGCAGTTCTGGGGAAATTTTAAAAATTTCCCCAAGGCCTCAAGCTGCAAGCCTTGGGAGGGTGGGCCCACAAGCTACAAGCTCACCTTGACACAATCCCATAAAATGCGCTATAAAAGAACATGGTTAATGCAGGCGTTATATCCTAGTTAAAGCTTGCGTTAGTCAGCCCCTGAAAGATTACTAGAGGCATCGAGTTGGGGCACACAAAGGAGAAAGAAGATGAATAAAACATGCAAGCAAAGAGTTAAAGAAGAATGGAAAGATCGCCAGCAGGACCTTGCAGATCCTGAGTTTGAAGGCCTGTGCTTTGATTATGTTGACCCGCATACGTGGGACGATCAGCCTGAAGGGTACTGGCGTTGGCAGTTTTCTTGGGGTGGCCCAGGAGACGAGCTGCGAGGTTATGTGAACGAGAGCAAAGAACTCCATCGGCTCGAATACTGGTTCTTGGATTGGTTTGACGGGGCCTCGGTGCTCGTCCAGCCAGGCAGCATGCCGTGGAATCAGATGCAAGACATGATTCCCCATTAGAACTAAGATAGCCTTAGTTCTCTATCCCCTATAGGGGATAGAGAACTACCTTTTATTTTTTTTTTTGGGTGGGTGGGCCCGCAAGCCACAGGGTGGGTGGGCCCATAATTTACAAGCAGCAAGCAGGGGTGGGTGGGCCCATAATTCACAAGCGAGTTATCCACAGGTTATCCACAGAAAAGATATTTAAGAGCTTTACTTATGGGATTTAGTGTGAAAAAATGGGAGCATGAAAAAAGCAAAAACTATTGTTCATGTGAACCAACACATGCTCAAATACAACCAGAAAAACCGCACGGAGTTTCCGGTTCTCACTGTGAAGCACAGAGGCAAAACCTACTATGCTCACGAAGTGATTTATCACGATCACTCAATCACGAAATACCGTCCAAACAGCCCTCTCAGCTGCGGTGCTGTTTGTTGGGTCGAGACAGAGGGAGACGTAACTCTCTTCGATTGGACCGCGGTTCACCAGGAGAAGCATCGATCCATCAAGTCAGAGCGCAAGACGATCCGTCGGATTGGATCTCTACATTGGATCAACTCGGAAACATCCGAGTTGGTCAAGGAAGCCGATGCCAAATTCGATGTCGAGTTGAGCCACACTATCGATCACGAAACTTCAAAAGCTGCCCAGGACTAGGGCAGCTTTTTTCTGACCAGGTCCATCCGGACCTGGAAAAATCTCATAATCTAAAAATCCGCAAGCTCACAAGCCACGGGCGGGTGGGCCCACAAGCTGCAAGCGACAAGCGTCCCAACCTTCCGCTAATGGTGGGTGGGTGGGCCCAAAATTCACAAGCTCTTTGATTGCGGACCCTGGATAAAGTTTCACTGATCGTGGAGCGTGGGTCTTGACTAAGATATAACTATCTTTGGGGTGCTTAAAATGAAACGCTATTTGGTGGGGTGAGAAGCGTATTTTTTTACTAGTTGTTACTTTTAACTCTATGGTGAAAAATCCACGATTATCACTGTAACCAAGTATGTCAGGTATCCCTGCAGATGCCCAACTTTCTAGCCTTATAAGGGAAAATCCGTTAAGTTTTTCTTTCGTTTCTAGCCAAAAGGCTGACTCCGGTTTCAAAGTAATTACTCCACTAAGATTAGCATGCGATATTTTTCTTTTGCACCTATAAGTTGGTTCTCAACTAACTTAATTTCTTTGATGTTGAACTCTCTTTGTAGAGGATTTCTACCCTGTGGTAATACCATTTGAACTCTTGCATGACTACCGACAGGACTTTCACAGAACTTCTCTAAGACCTGCATTAAAGCCTTGGTTGTATATGATGACATTCTTAATGTATTGTTTGTCGATTTATACCAGTGAGGTGTTCAAATATTTCTAGCTGCTCTGGTGTCATAGATTGTAGTATTGGCAAAATGTGTTCTGATTTAAAGAAGTGTACATCTTGTTGTTGAAGGATCTCCATTGCTTCTTGCAATTGTTTCTTAAACTCTTCTTCATCCTTTTTGTTTTTAAAGTTCATTGTATTCATATTATATCTTATACCTCTTCTTTCAAGTGTGAAGTGAGGGCCGAAAGGACTAGTTAGTAATTCAGGAGGAACACATAACGATTCTATGAAAAAAGAATACATTCAATACCCTCACCTCAAGTAAATCGGTAACACAATTTACTTGCTTTTACAATATATATTTTCTATAAGAAGTTATGGGATTACCAAAAGTATTGACAGAACAGCAAATGAAATTTGCTACATTATTAGTTACAAACCAGGGTAGAAAAACTCCAACAGAATGTGCGATTGAAGCAGGATATGCTGAAAGTTCAGCTCATGTAAGAGCTTCTGAATTACGTAACCCTAGACGATTTCCTTTGGTTGTTAAATATATTGATGAAATTAGAAGTGAGTTAAATGAAAAATATAAAGTGGATTATGGTTCACATATTACAGAACTTGCAAAACTAAGAGAAGAAGCTAGAGAAAAGGGTGCCTGGTCTGCAGCTATCAATGCAGAAGTAGCTAGGGGTAAGGCTGCTGGATTATATATAGAACAAAAAATTATCAAACATGGTAAGTTAGAAGACTTGACAGAAAAAGAATTAGAAGCTAGATTATCCCATATAATAGATGAAAATAAACTTCTATTAGAACATGAAGATGTAGAAACTTTAAAAGATAAAGTTAAACATCCAAGAGAAATGAGAAAGGTAAATGAAAATGAAACAGAGGAAGAAACTTCAACATCTTGATTTATTCAGTGGTATCGGTGGCTTCTCTTTAGGATTGGAGTCTGCCGGACTTGCAAAAACTGTAGCCTTTTGTGACACAGATAATTTTTGTCAAGAGGTTTTAAAAAAACATTGGCCTAAAGTGCCAATCTTCTCAGACGTAAAGGAGCTGACTTATGAAAAACTCAAAACAAATGGAATTAATAAAATCGACATCATCACAGGGGGATACCCTTGTCAACCTTTCTCCGTCGCAGGTAGAAAAAAAGGTGAAGAAGATCCGAGACATGTCTGGCCTGAGTATTTTAGACTTATCAAAGAACTCCGACCAACTTGGGTTATTGGAGAAAATGTTGGTGGACACATTAAACTCGGTCTCGACTCCGTACTCTCGGACTTGGAGAGTGAAGGTTACTCCACAAGGACGTTTAGTATTTCAGCTTCTAGCATCGGTGCCAACCACAAAAGAGAAAGAGTCTGGATTTTGGCCAACTCCAAGAGCTGCAATAGGAATGAATATGAGACTGACAGAGAACATGGCAAAATTGAGACACAAAAAATATTTGGAAACGGAAATGGCTTATCAGGAGTCAGCTCCAGGTGGGAAATTGAACCCGACGTGGGTAGAGTGGCTCATGGGATACCCAACACAATGGACAGACTTAAATCTTTAGGAAACTCTGTTGTACCACAAATACCTTATTTGATTGCAGATTGTATAAGACGAATAGAGGGCCTCTAGGCCCTCTTTATGCTTTTAATACAGCCTCTAGGAAATACATTTCTATCTCCAAAAGTATATCCTTCCTCCTCGTTGTAATAGTATGTTGCAAAAGTAATAACTCTATCGTTGTCTTCATAAAAAAGATATCCTTCTGTTGTAGCTACCTGTGGTTCCATTTTTCTTGTAGTTTCTTCAGAACCCCAACCTGTTTCCCCAGATATATCCAACCACTGAACTCTGTATTTTTTCCAAGGGAATTTTCTAAACATGATCTCACTATAAGGGAGAATTTAGGTAAATCAAATTTCAAAATAGAAAAACAAAAAACCTCTTCGCGCCAAGCTAGGAGATTGAAAAAGCTTGATAAATATAGACTTTTGAAAATCTACTCTACCACGTCTACCACGGCCGTGGTAGACCAAAATCGTGCTATTATTGTTGAAATATATAGTGTTTTCTTACTCTACCACCACTACCGGGGGTTGCGACCATATTTTTTTTTTTAAAAAAACTTTTACCCAAATCTCCCCTTATAGGGTACGGCGGTGGAAATCGGGCAGCGTTCCGCTTTGCTTGAACTGCGCATAAGCTGCTTGCCAGTCATGCTTATATTCCGCCTGCAACCAATGTCTGATAGCTTTATCTGAGTCATGCTCTAAAGTGAAAAAATTACTTAGTGTTTTTAGTATCTTGTCCATATCTATTTCCTTTCATGAAAAGTTTTTAAACAAGAATAAAGAAAAAAGAACTGTTATTTCAAGACAACAGCTATGCAAATTAAAAAAAGGGAGTGTTTTAATCCTCCCTTTTTTGGGGTGATACTATGATATAGTACCTCCATAAGTTTTGCTTTTCAGCAAGTCTCTTAGTCACTGTTGAGATTAGTTTAATATCCCATAAAGTCAAATAAAAAATTAATAAAAATCTTCTAATAGTCCGGCCTGAACACAGGTAAATTGTAATTTTAAGTCCTCAACATCGGACATCTCTTCACGAACCACGTTGAAATAGTCATTACAGCTCTCATAGCTATCGTGAACAACAGAAGAAGCCATACGTACACACTTCTGTTCAACTCCTTGACCTAAGCAAATCCACCCTACTAAAAAAAATTTTAACAATCATCATCTCCCGTAAAATTGATCAACACGACGTAAAAACTCATGCTTATAATGTTTTAATTGAGAACCAGAAATAATCCATTCTTGGTAATAATTATCTACACTACACATCATGATCATTGCTTTGTCAATGGTGGTGCCATAAATGTGATCATGTGCCATGGCATAAGCGGATAGCTGCAAAAAATAATCCTCGATCCACTCTTCACGTTTGGGTTTATTCGTCTGTTTGAAGTCAATGACAGTGATCTCACCATCATGCTTAGCTATCAAATCTGCACTACCGGCGTACAATCCAGGGTAATACATCAGGGCCTCGATACCGTAATACCCCTCTAGACGGTCCTTTAAACCGTTTTTTATTACCTGTGTTGCCATGCTATGAGCATTCTGACCAATAGGAGTCAAATCTAAGTGCTCTTGACCACTAATCCAACCTTCAATGATATTGTGCATCGACGTTCCACGTTTCGCGGCGTCCGATACAATCTTCTTGGCCTTTTCCTCGCCAACTCTTTTTCGCCATTCTTTCAAAAACGATTTGTCTTTTGTCTCACCAAGTATGGTCGTGACACTAGCCAAAGCCACCTGGTCCTTAATATCATAAGTCCTACCCTTACCTTCTGTATCGCTTCGAATAAACGACGTCGGGTAGTAAAATTCATTAATCTTCTTCATCAATATCCTTCCAGGGAATATACCGGAGGCGTACTCCCATTTCTTTTTGTTCATCTGTTAACGCACGATAGATACGTCCACCCTCATCATGTGTTCCAGATTTTGTTTTACGTGTGCTTTCTGTTTTAACGTCAACTAAAAAACTATTACCTTTGTCATCAGTCACTACAAGATCAAAAGGACATAAAGGATCTAATGATAAAGAAACATAAAATCCATTCTTAGTATACTCAGCAGCAGCTATCAGCTCTGAAGTGATACCTTTGATAGATTTTAAGTTAGTGGCCACACTTCAATCCTTATGATAAGTAAGGCGGTAATCATCGCCAACGATACTCTCATGTAATACAGGTCGTTCAACTTTAATGTATCCTTTCCCATTACAACGAGAGCATTTTAATACAACGCTCTCGTTCTTATTCCTTCTTGTTTCTATGTAGCCTAGTCCTTGGCATTCACTACATTTAAACTTAGCTTTTGCCATTCTTCTTTTTAGCTTCTTTCCTCGCTAAATATTCTATTGTCTTTGATATCGTCAACGGCGCTTCAAATATTTCTTTGCTCAAATCTACTAACATCTTGTAAGTAGCATTCGGCACAGATACCGATTTATATTTTTGTGTATCAGGCATTTTCTTCCTCCTGTTGCATCTGCTCTTCTTCTAATAATAATCTATAATACTCGTTTGTTTTTGACATTCTTTTTCTCCTTCATTAATGATAAAATCATATTGCCTGCTTCTTGTTCTGTATTGGCAAAACTAAAATCACCAATCTCATGTTTAACCACGACGTTTAAAAACTCAGCAAGAACCTTGCCTTTCATTTCTGCTACTCGCTCCAACTTTTTGTCTATTACGTACATCTTGTACCTTCTTTCTATTTATTAATATATGGGATAATATACTACAAAATCGAGTGTTGACAAAGAAAAAAATTTAAGCAAAAATGAAGAATCTTCTTCACTTTTTGTTGCTCGTCCTATCATTCGATAGGGCGGGCCCTCTTACTCACCACACTGACACCTATCATTCTTATCTAGATTAACTTCCATATCTTGTTGTAAAGTATGTATCTCTAGGGCTATTCTATTAAGATCATCTATAACAGGTTTAATAGTTCTGCTAGCATCTCCTTGATATTTTTTTCTCACGTTTTTAACAACGCGATGTAAAACTTTTAATTGACGTAGGTATAATTCTTCTCTCATTATTTGTTCTCTTTCAGATTATAAAAATAGTTAGTGTCGTCTCCAGCGGTCCACTTACTCTCTGTTTCTACATTGTATTCTACCGTAGATACTTTAAAATCCGGCACTTTCAATTCTGCAGGAGTGAGTGATTTATCAAAAAACAAACAACGATTATTTGGTTGAGCTGCAAAATGTTTATTGTCTAATCCTAATATGTTAAATGATTTATGTTCTTCTGGCATTTCTGAGTATCCACTATTCATTGTGTTGACATCAGAATGACAATTATCAACTGTAAATAAATATTCACCTGTATACCAGGATTTCGATGGTGCTAAGTATTTAGCCTTACAACCCGCGATGCTTGATTTTGTAATCACAGTCATGTGATAACTAAAAGCATCCCACAATTCTAATTCTTCTAGAGGTAAATCTAAGTCAGTGGGTTCTGACACAAAAGCAGAAATAGGAAGCTTGTCATACAGCGCTCCATACTCCGGTAGATACGTTTCAAAATATAAAGCTCTACCTTCTATTGATTTACATGTCACCCAAACACCCTCTACAAATTCACCATGACCTTTTTGTAAGTCATAGAGATATTGTTTCTTAACAAATACTTTAGTGGGTGGTACGTTTGCTACTAGAAAACTCATTTAATCTCTCCCCAATTGGCTCCTTTTTCATAATCTACTTTATTTGGAACTTCTAATTTAACAGCTTGCTCCATAACCTCAATAATTTTTTCTGCTTGTTTAGGATCTTCTACAGAAACGTCCAATTCATCGTGTATTTGTATGTGTGGTACAATGCCCTCTTTGTATAAATTAACCATAGAAATCTTTGTCATATCAGCAGCACTGCCTTGTATCAATCTGTTCAAAGCTTTGTAAGTGAAAGCTCTCTTGATCCCCGGTCCATGTTCAGCTAAAGCATCGGCATGAGGCAACGGTTTATGTATACCAAAGCTAGCCGGTTCCCATAAATCAAAATGACAAATGCGACCACCAATGGTTCTGATACGTCCACGTTCCTGGGCCCTACGTGATACAGCATCGATGAGTTGTTTCACAAAGGGAGCTCTCTCATGATACTTCTTCAAAAGTTTTTCAGCTTGCTCGACTAGTAATCCTAGTTCAGCCATGAGTTTATTTTTACCCATGCCATACATCAAACCTAAATTAATTGTCTTGGCATCTTTTCTATCAATGTCTGCCATCTCTGCTACCGCTTGGTGAAAGTCTGCGTCTCCTTGATTGTATTCATCCACGATCCGCGATACACCCTGCAACTGTGATAGAGCTGCGTAATGTACAACGAGTCTTGGTTCTTGTTGTGAGTAATCAAATGTACCCCAAACACAATCCTGTTCTGGTAAAAAGAGACTTCGAATTAACGGACCAATCTTCTTGCTTCGAGCGGGGATTTGCTGAAGATTCGGATTAGAATAAGAAAATCGGCCCGTTACTGTTCCACCGTCATCAGATCGTATTTGATTGATGTCTGCGTGAATTCTTCCTTTATGCTCATGTTCTAAAATAGTATCAATAAAAGTTGTATGCGCTTTGTTTATTTCTCTTGACTGAGCTATTGCCTGCGCAATCTCATTAGGATGTTGTGATAAAAAATTTTTAGTAAAGCTAGGGGCTCCTGTTGTTGTTCTGTCATAAGGTAATTTAAGTTTATCAAATACTTTGGAGATAGAGGCTGCTGCCCATATTTCTACATCAAGACCTGTAGCGTCTTTAATCTTTTTTAAAAATTGTTTCTCTTCTTTAATTAAATCTTTTTTTATTTTGTGTGCCTTCTCCAAGTCTACACGTACACCTTTGAATTTCATGTCTACAAGACAAGGAAACAAATCCGTTTCTACATTAAAAATATCCCATAAGTCTTGAGCTGTAATCTCTTGTTGTAATCTCTCCCATAGTTTCAGTGTTGCTACGGCGTCCTGTTCTGCATACTCACCAACATGCATAGCAGGTAGTCTCCACATTTCTTTTTTAGGATTGACACCCCATTCTTTTGCAGCTTCATATAATATTTTTTCATTCTTACCCATGCCTACATATTCTCTAGCTAGGGAGTTCAAATTATATCTCAGTCTATTCTCGTTGACTAAAGATCCTGCTATCATTGTATCAACAATACGTCCTTCTATTTTAAAACCTAATGCTCTTATCCAGGACACATCATACATAGCGTTGTGAAATATTTTTGTAGCTGGAGTTTTCAAAACATCTTTAAACCAATTCAGTACAATCTTCTTGTCAATATTACCACCACCCTCATGAGCAATAGGAAAATATCCAGACCAACCTTCAATGGCTACAGCAATACCTACAATCTCTCCGTCGTCTCTAACACTACCAGAACCAATTGTAGTTAGATTTGGATCTCTTGTTTCTAAATCAATCGCTATTTGTTTTGCTTGCGATAAATCTTTTAACTCATCCGGAGGAGTCCACTCCGTCTGTGGAGAAAACATTGGAATCTGTAGATTATTTCTTACCAAAATATTGCTCTTCTAAAATATCTCTATGAGATTGTTCCATTGCTCTGTTGATGTCTTGGTGTAGAGTTGTTAAAAAACCTATAGGTATTTCTACAGGTGAGTGTTTTTCTTTGTGAAACTTATCAACTTCTTCATCTGTTAAAGAAACATATAATTTTTTATCTTGATACATTATTCTCATTTAAATTATTTCCCACCTGTATTTTAGTTCTTTATAAATTTTTTGTGTTTTTCTTATTATACCATCTTTTTTTTCTTTGCTTTTCCATGCTTTTGTAGAGTCCTTTGTTTGTCCTACAACTTTCATACCTATTGCTTTACACGCACTAGCTTGTTCTCTGATCAAAGTGTAAGTTATCATTTTCTCATAGCCCATTGCTTCTGCTACTCTCCAAGATCGACCATACAAAAAACTATTAGTATTTTTTGGAGCGCCATTTAAAACACATGAACGTAACAATTCTATTGTTTTTTTATCGTCTAGTGTCGCAGAAATAGGTCGACCACAAATAGCAACACCAACTAGTTTATCTCGATAAACAGCACCAATGGCAAATTTATAACCCTGCACTTTTTTATTATGAGAATGATATTTATCTACAAACTCGTTTGACTCTTTTAGTGTCATGGGAATAACAGAAAAATTTTTACTCATAGAGAATATGACCTTTCATAATTTTTAGGGCTGACAATATGTAATTCTTTTTTCGCTCTCGTTGTTGCAACATAAAATAATCTGTGAAGTTCATCTGGACTTTTATCACTTTGATCTAATGCAGCTTTGGTTAAATCAGGTAGCACTAAAACTTTATCTGCTTCACCACCCTTAGCTCCATGTATCGTAGACAATAAAATTCTAGGATTACGATTTATCTTTTCACCATTTGCTCTCATATTTCTGATGTAGTTTTCTGTAATTGTATCCAATTTATCGAAACTTTCAAACCATACTTTGTCTGATAATAGGCCATGTTCTTCTTGACATTGCGATAAATAATACTTCGTGTTTGAATGTAATGTTTTGCCATCTCTGAAACCAGGTGAAACATTAGCTCCTAGATAAGAATAAATGCTTTTTATCTCTAAATTAGTTAGAAGTTCTTTTTTTCTCCACGACTCCCAATTAGATATTGCTAATAATAATTCTAGTGATACAGAATTTTTATTTCTGTGTTGATAATACCAACCCTGTAGTTCACATAATTCTTTTACATCTTCTAAAATATAATGTGCTGTTGATAATACCAACCACTGTCCTTCACTCATATCTACTTGTGTGACATCACTATGATATTTTAAAATACCTAACTCATCTCTAGGTTTGTATACTTTGTCATACCGATTAGAAACGTTTGCAATAATTCTTTGTGATAGTTCATGTATAGGTCCTCCAGGTATTCTGTAAGACTGTTCTAAAACTTTTATCTCATCAACTTCTTCTTTCAATGCAATGAAATGATCTATGTCTGCTCCAGCCCACTGAAAGATAGCTTGATCATCGTCACCTGCTATGTAGGTTTTCTTTGACTTATCCCACATTGTGCGAACCATTTGCCATTGTAAATATGACAAGTCCTGTGCTTCATCAATAAACAAAACATCAAACTCTGGTGACATATCCTTCCCTGTAAAATCTAAAAGTAAATCTGTAAAATCTTTCATGTTTCTTTCTTGTTTGTACCTAGCTAATTCTTTGTCAATCAAATACAAAGTATCTCTTTCAATATCTAAAAGATGTTCATTTCTATCGTATTGTTCTAGAACAGATATACCTTTGACTTTTGCTTTCTCTATGAGTTTTAAATATTCATTATCAGAATTAAAAATACCGTCTTCATCAGAATAAGATGCAACCTTTATAGGTATGCCACACTTTAAACCAAAGTCTCTGTAGTCCTGTGGCCTCATCATTCCTTCTTTTGTTGCACCTAAAAATCTAAATGCAAAAGAATGTAATGTTCTAAAAAAAATTAAGTCTTCTTTTTCGTCAAGATTAAATTTTTCTATAGCTCTTTGCTTTGCTTCATTGGCAGCTTTCTTTGTAAAAGAAAAGTACCCTATCTTTTTCGGTTTGACACCTTGTTGAATGAACTGATCAACTAGATTCAAAAGAGTTGTTGTTTTACCTGTTCCGGGTGGTCCTAGTATTATCGTTTTCATAATAACCTTTGTTATAACACTTAATACAATAGTGCATGTGTTGTTTAAATTTCCTACCTGGTTGTAAAACATTCTCTCTTGTAATAATCATTCTGTTAGAATATTTTCTTTGACACTCGCAACACCTAATAATGGTCGTCTGCATATTTTACTCCCGATACACTAGGCTCTGATTTTTTCATAGCTTGTATTTTTACAATACGTGGTGTTTGATTTTTCAAAGTCATACGAACTTCTTCTACAAATACTTCTGCTTGTTTTAAAAGATTACCTGTTTTAGTTTTATCAAGTTCCCAATTATTTCTTTTTGCAAAATTATAAAAGTCTTCTAATCTAAAATAGCTGTGGCTATCATCGGTCCACGACATTTTGTTAAGCATATCTTCTTTAGTTCTTGCAGCAGGTCTATTGACTGTAAAGTCATACAATAGATTCTCTAGTTGATTATCATGATTCAATGACTCCAATGGTTTTATTTCTTGTAGATTTTCTAATAACTCTTTGAGTATTACTTGACGCCAATCTCTTGGCTGTACCCCGGCAACAACAATGTTAGCTTGATCCAAACAACATAAAGCAAACATGTTAGGGTTATGTAATTCTTCTGATTTTAATTTTATAACTTTGCCGTCAACTTCTAAAAACCATTCTGGTGGATTAGAAGTTATCTTTGTTAAATTTTTTAGGTCGGGTAGTTGCTCATCTTCAAAACCTACACCATGTTTTTTTGTTTTACACAAACCAGATTGACATACAGAATTTATCGGAGCATCTTTACATCTGTATTTGTCATAACCTTTTCGTTCTAAAGATTTGATGACACCTAAAACTTCTGCAGCTTTGAGTTGCGGCACTACGTATTGTTGGTTTGCTTCTTCTAATAAATCTTTCCAATTATCTGGATCTACCTTCTTGTAAAAAACTCCAATATTAAATAAAGCATTGTTTCTACTACCTTCTCCAAATCCATCTTCTGCTAATTTATTAAGACAAGGTGGTCCATCTTCAAAAACTTCTTTGAGTTTTGGTTTGACAATTTTTATTTCATCTAATGAAACCTCGGTCAGCGACACACGATCATACACTTCAATAAACTCTTCTAGTTGTAAAGCATCACCATTATCATCCATGGCATATCTCATACTTTTAACACCGCCGTGATAAGGTAAATTTAAAAAACTACCTAGGTGACCTTCTTTAACTAATACTTCATCTTGCTTTGGAAATATTTCTGAAGAGTGATAGCCTAGTAATTCAGCTATCGCTTTCAATTTTATTCTCATCAGTTTCGCTGATACAAATTCTTTTACAAAAATAAATACATGAGCACCACCAGACTTAGAACGAAACACAACCATAGGTAAGTTATGTTTTTTAATTTTGCTAATTAATTTTTTATGATCAAGATTGTATATATCAATATCAATACAACCCCATTTACATTTATTGTTTTCATTAATAGGAATAATACCAAGAGCAGGTGGCTCACCATTCAAGTGTTTCTGCCACAACTCATCTGTGACTAGCTTTCTTTCAAAACCAGACTTTACTTTTTCTTTACCACGATCATCACGTTCACCTGTCTTGTATGTGTATCCGTGAGCCTCGTTGAAACCTTCAAATATTTCTTTAAATCTTTCTTGCATGTATCCCCTAAATAGGTGGGGCCGTAAGACCCCACCATGAGCAACCCCTTAGAAGGGAACTTTATTATCTGTTGCTTCTTCACCGTGTTTTGCTTTTACATCTCCTTTGGAGACACTATCAGCAAAACTTTTTGACTGTTCATACATAGACATGTCTTGTATCGGTCCAACTTTACCAACGGACCACGTAGACCATGTTCCTTTGTTGTTAGACATTTCAACAGTCTTTAGATGATATACATGACTGTACATCGGTGGTGTAAACTTTCCGTTTGTACCGTTAAGTTTAATACCACTGATCATTGAATTCCACTGTCTACTTGTTTTTAAACTTGTAGACTTCATGGTAATCAAAGCAGTTTCTGCACTACCATCATCACTCAACACCATTACATAATAGGATGCAGTGTTCTCAAGATAATTACCATTCGGTAATCTATCTTTTCCCATACCATCTCTATTAGCTTGATTAATGATATCTGAGTTAGCCGGATGAACAGCTATCGGAGCACCTGGTCCTTCACCTCTGTCGGACCATTCGACATACTCTCTTTTGTAATAACAAGGTATTACTTGAATACCTTTATCACCGTCATACAGTTCTTTGGAAACTGTATTGAAGAGCATTCCAGGCTCTGCACCTTCCACATATTCGGCCTTAGATTTTTTAACTTGCGGAGATAAATCGCCTAAAATCCTAATAAATGGAAGGGCAAGATCCTCTGCCCCCATATGTTCCATACCTTTATGAGCATCTCCTTCGAACATACTCGTAACAGGTAAGTTTTCTTTTTTCTTTTCCACGGCATTCGTAGCTTTATTCATGTTTCACGTTCCTTTATTTTTTACGGGTTATTTTAGTTTCATCTTTAATGTAAACATTAAAAATATCAGAGGGCATGTCCAACCCGTTTTGAACACGCTCTCTGAATAGTGCTCTCAAAGTAGATGGTTCAACCTTCAAAGATTGTTCGGGTTCATATCCACTTTGTGAGGCAAGGCCAAAAAATTCTGTGGCCTTGTTATCTTCGCCAGTGCCGAAGCTCACAGCAACATTGTTTTTAATAATATCACCTAAGCCATTATCGCGAAGCCATTTGTGCGCCTTCTCTTTTAGTTCTGGATCAGCTTTGACGGTGCAGCTGTATTTCTTTTTTACCTCTACTTTACTACCGTCAATCATATTCAAAGACGCTAAACCTTGTTCTGATAATAAGTTAGGAATTACTTCTGAACTAATAACATCACGTCTCGTTTCTAGTTCTTTTAATTCAGACTCCTTATCAGATATTAATTTATCTAATTCCAACATCTCTTGACATTTTGTTGCCAACTGTTGAATATTATCTGTGTTCGATGCAAAAGACTCTTGGTCTTTTTCCATCTCCTTCATAAGATCACTCATTACTTTATCCTTTCTTGTATAAGTCAATACTTAATGGATAATATTTAAACTCTCTTTTGTCCCATTTCAAGAGATTAAATTTACCCGTAGTGATATCACTGACAATAGCTGTTGATAAGCCAATAACAGCAGGATCACCTGTGCACAGAATATAATCCTGGGCACGAAAGTCCTGTAAGTTTTTTCTCATTTTAAAAACAAAAGGACCTGTACTAAAAACTATTTGAGAAAGCTGTGGTAAACAGATTACTAAATAGCCAAAGTTAGAAGCACTAAGAATATTAATATTCTCAGGTGGGTGCTGAAGAACATACACAAAAGTTTCTTCAGAATTTTCCTTTTTGAATGTTAAAAACTCTTCTAAGCTTTTGGGTTTATATAATTCAAATATTTTATTCTTCATTTAATTCTTCCTTCTTGACATTTAAAATAGTCAAGTTTATATTTTTGTCAAGAAAGAATTTAACATGATTGAACATTACAAATTTAAGACAAAGCCATACGAACATCAATTAAAAGCCCTACAACGTTCCTGGAATAAAAAAACATTTGCGTTATTTATGGAAATGGGAACTGGAAAATCTAAAGTATTGATTGATAACATTGCTCTTTTGTATGACAAAGGAGATATAAGAAACGTATTAATTATTGCACCAAAAGGTGTTTATAGAAACTGGTATGAAATAGAAGTACCTGTTCATTTACCAGAACATATAGAACACACAACAGTTTTATGGGAACCTAGTTTAACTCAAACTAAGTTAAAAGAGTTAGACTCTTTAACACAAAACGACGGTAAGTTAAAGATATTTATTATGAATGTAGAAGCGTTTTCTACTAATAAAGGTATTGACTTCGCAGAGAAATTTTTGAACACTACAGTTGGGCGATCATTAATAGGAATTGACGAGTCTACGACAATCAAAAATCCGACAGCCAAAAGAACCAAGAGTATTTTAAAACTTAGGGATTTAGCAAAATATCGTAGAATTCTCACCGGGTCGCCTGTTACAAAATCTCCATTAGATTTATATTCTCAATGTAAATTTTTAGACGAATGGCATCTTGGTTTTGAATCTTATTATGCTTTTCGTTCACGATACGCGCACATGATAGAACGAAACTTTGGTGGACGTCGTGTACAGATTGTGGGTTCTTACAGGAGACTTGATGAGTTATCAGAAAAATTAGAAAAGTTTTCTTATCGTGTTTTAAAAAAGGATTGTTTAGATTTACCAGAAAAAACTTTTGTTAGAAGAACAGTTGAACTTACAGATGAGCAAAAAAAATTATATGTTTCTATGAAAGCTGCAGCTATGGCAGAACTCAAAGGTAAAACCATGAGCACAATAAATGTTATTACTCAGATGATGAGATTACATCAAATTACTTGTGGCCATTTCAAGGCCGACGATGGCACTGTCACTGAAGTAAAAAGTAATCGAATGAATGAGTTGTTGTCAATTTTAGAAGAAACTGAGGGTAAGGTTATTATCTGGGCTAATTATGTACATGACATAGAAAAGATAGTCGAAGTCTTAAAAAAAACCTACGGAAACGACTCTACAGTGGCGTATTACGGTGCTATTGATGCAAACACACGTCAGAAAAACATTGCTCTGTATCAAGCTGAAAATGGAAATACTAGGTATTTCGTTGGAAATACACAAACAGGAGGCTATGGAATCACACTTACAGCTGCTAGCACTGTAATTTACTATTCTAACAACTATGACTTAGAAAAAAGACTACAATCAGAAGACAGAGCTCACAGAATAGGTCAAAAAAATATTGTTACCTACATAGATTTAATTTCTGAGAAAACTGTCGACGAAAGAATAGTCAAAGCTTTACGTGACAAGATAGATATTGCTAATGAAATTATGGGTGAAGAGTTAGTAGACTGGATTAAGTAGTCAGATGATTTGCCGGAGCATATTTAGTTTTGTTATTCTCATCTTTATAAGCAATTAAATATTGTTTTCTGTTATCATTACCTTTATGAGAACAATGTATCCAACCACTGTTTGGGTCTTTGCCATCAAAAAACTCTAGGATTAATTGATCGTAAACTAAATTTGCATGTATCCAATCAGCTACTTCTTTGTTAGAGACTCCAGGTATTTCAAAATCTGCAGCTTCTCCTCTAGCATGTTGTGATTTACTAGAAGAGCCAATAGCCTCACAAAGTTCAATACTTCTAAAACCTGATGTAATGATGACAGGTCCTCCAAAATTATCTCTGACAGGCTCTAAAATATTAGCGCAAATCATTTTCATATTATATAACTGAATATCATCAGGTTCATTCTTAATACCTTTTCTCGTTGCTGTTTGTGATTTAATAAATTCTTGGTAACTAAAGTGTTGTGATAGTTTCATTATACTCTCCTATTTAATTTTTGTCTTATTGCTTGATCATTTGGTGATAACAATGCTAGCTCTGTTGCCGTTAAGCCTGTTTGAGGGTCAACATTAGTTATATTACTAGCAGGTCCTACCGGAGGTCCTGATGATGGTAAATAACTAGTGTCTGTTGGTGATAATTCTATGTTTTTAAATGGATTAGGAAAACTAGGTAAAGCGTCCAATTCCAACGGCATGTTTGAAAAGAATTCTATCATATTATCTATGAAAGGTTCAACGGCTGTAAAAGGATTTGGAGATCCTAAGTTTCTTGCGTTTCTTTCAAAAGCCTCTTTGATACCATCACTAACTGTCAAAGGTTTAAATATGCCTTGTTGTATTTGTTCTAACTCTTTTTTTACCCCTCTTCTGTCAAATATATCTGATATTTCCTCAAAATTTCCACCTAAACGTAAAGCAGCAAAATAATCCTTGAACATTTCTTTTTTAACTTTGTAAGCTTGTTGATTAGCTACAAGAAACCTATCTACTATATCTGCCGGAGAAATTTCTCCTCCCCTTAATAACGGAGTTGTAAATATTTTTCTTGAATTTCTAATACCATCTTGAAAGTCAGCTATTTTGAAATTAATAGCTCTAGTTGGATCTACTTCAACAGCTCTAAATCCTATGTAACCAGCTAATTCAGGTCCTAATTCATAGCTTCTACCAAAATCATCAGTTTCACCTGTAATTGCTAATCCTGTTCTTTTAAAAGCTGCCAATGATCCTGGTGCTTGAGATTTAACTAAATGTTTAAATATTGTTGAAACTCTTTCACCGTACGGAGTTTCTTCTGTATATAAAACCCTACCATCTCTAGTTCTTCCTTTACGAGCTAGAATATCCATGAAAGCCTCTGTCCATATCGACTCACTTATGAAAGGAGCTGCTAATTCTTTTGTAGCCTCAGCTAGACCCATCATGAAATCATCCATGATTCCATCTTCATCTGTTCTTCCTGCTGAAACATTGTTGATAACTGTTTGTATTGGTCTAATTAAAGTGTCGTATGCGTTTCCATGTGAAAAATCTACATATTTTAATTTACCTGTCTTTTCATCTTTTATTGGAATTAAAGTAGAGTTTTTTGACCAATCAGGAACATATCTTCTAAGAGCTTCCATATCTTCATCTGAAATATTTTGAATTGCTTTTGCTCCTTGTTGAACTCCAAACGGAACAGCACTAGTAACAAAACCAAATCCTAACAACCTTTGAAAACCTATCGTTCTAAGAGCAGGGTCTTGTATTTCTTTAACTGCTCTTCTAACAATGTTAGTTCCTGTTCTCATAATTTCTGCAGGGAAAGATACGAAGTTACCTAAAGGAAACTTTCTTAATTCTTTTATAAAATCACTTACCTGGTCGTAGTTAGGAACATTATTTCTTACTATGCTAGCGGCTTCCTCTTCTAGCTCTTCAGTTGTTTTTTTAATTCCTGCTTTTGCATACGCTTTACCTAACCTATCACGTTCCACGGCCCACGTTGAAATTTTCCAAAAATCATCCTCAGCAGTATAGAAATCTTCAAGACCTTTTTGTCCTTGTTTTAATTTTTTAAATATACCTCCCACATATTTACTGAGATTGGCATCATCCAAAAATGTAATATCTCCTATTAATCTTCTTAAATCACCTAGTCGAACATTGCTATTAACAACGCCTAACTCTAGTAATCTTCTATATAAATCATTTCCTTGTAAAGACCCTGCCTTATCAAGTTCTTTGATACTTTTCCTTGAGCCTTTAACAGGTATCTGTAAGGCGTTATAAGCAGTTTTCATCGCAGCTGGTGTTGGAATTACGCCGTTTGCAACAGCAAAAGCACCTGCGCTAAAAAAGTTACGCAAATGTGTAATAGGTGATAAGATAGTTTTAGCTATTTGAGAAGTCGCCTTTGGTAAAAGAATAAAATTATTTAAGGTGTATCCAATTAAGTTGTCATTATTTAATATTCCTTTTTCTACTTGTGTGAGAGCATCTGCCATTCCTTTAGAGGTAAACATTCCACTGACAGGGTTAGGAATACCTGCATCATATTTTCTTCCAGGATCTAAAAATTCTACTATCTTTACATTATCAACTCCAAAAGCTTCTACAGCTTTTCCTCTTTCACTTGCTTTGTAAAAAAGACCTGGTTTACCTTCAGCGATTAATCTCTCACTAACATCTCTTAACTGTTGAAAAAATTGATTTTGTCTTGTTAACATGGACAATCTTTCTGTTCCACCTAATATTGTGGAAATGGGATTTTCTACTTTTCCTAATAACTCTTCAATTGTTGCTCTTGCTTCTGGTTTTAAATTTCTTAAACTTGTAAAACCCTGCGCAGAAACTTTATCTATGTCGTTAACAAAGCTATCTTTAATTATTTCTTTGGGTAAAGAAAAAACCACTTCAGGTGCTTTTTTTGAACCAAACGGTAGTCCTTTAGGTATTTTTGCTGTTCTTAAAACTTCGTTAACATAATACTCTGCTTCTTCATCTGTAAGTCTTTCACCATTTTCTTTAGCTATTTGTTGAAACTGTTTCATAGTTTTCTCTACTAACTGTCTTGTTGGTTTATAAGAAGTGAAAGGTATAACATTTTTATTTTCAAAAACTTCAAAAGTGTTATCCAAATAACCTTGAAACTTCTCTGCAAAATTCTTTTTAAAAGAAGCCAAAGAATTTTTAGGCATTTTTGCTCCCAAGGCTGTAAACATATTACCCCATCCGCCTCTAATTTGATTTAATTGTTCTACAATGGCCTCTATATTTTTTGGATTTGCTCCATATTCTGTTAAAAATTTTGCTTGTTCATAAGTTATTTTATTAAAAGTTGTTTTAAATGTTTTACCTTTACCAGAAAGAACAGGATTTCCTGACAATAGAAGATCATTTAATTTTTTTAGTGCTAGCTTTCTTGTCTCCCCTGCGGTTGAATTATAAACAGATTTTAAATTAGGAAATATAGCATCTATATTTTTATCTAATTCTCTAGAAATTTGTTGAGCTAAGTTAAGGTCAGCAGAACGCAAGCCTTTAGTGATTCTTTCTGCTCTAAAAAATTCTTCGTTTTTTTTACCTCGCCCTCTAAATTTACTTGCAACAGAATCTAATATCTGATCAATTTTTGAATTACTTCTAGCTAAATCTTTTCCACGTGTCGCTATTTTTTTTACAGCAGCTCCCACGCCTCCTATCACTCCTGAGAACACGGCACCCTCTGTTCCAAACTTAATCCTGTTTAATACTTCTCTTCCAGGGTCATACTCTTCATCTGAAGATGTTCTTTGCAATTTCGTGGGTCCACCTAATAAATCTCCAAAGGTTCCTACTTTTTCTACATCACCTACAAAAATACCCTCTGCAGCTCCTGCACCTAAAGACGCCGCTGCGTACTTTGTAACTTTACCTTTTGCATTTAACTGAGCTGCTTGTTCTCCTGCTTTCTTTAATGCAGGGTTTTTTAATGTAAAATAAGTTCCAAGTTTTCTAGACTGTAATGCTTTGTTAGCAAGACTCGCTCCTTTAGTAAAAGCGATACCACCAGGTACACCTAAGTTAACTAAAGTTTCTACTATTTTACCTGCGGCTGTAGCTTCTGCAGCTTCATCAAAAGGATTAATATCGTCAAAAAATTTTTCTACTTTCGCTGCTGTATTTGTATCCGCTCCTAAATCATACAGAGAGGCGCCTAAAGAAACAACACCCTCAGGTATTTTAATTAAACCTGAAACAACACCTGATAAAACAGACTCTATGACACCTACATCATTTTCATCGGGATCTTTTATATCTTTCTTTGTTAAATCTACATTTATATCGGTGTCGTCTTTTTTCTGATTGCCATAAAAGAGATCGAGAGCATCGCCTCCGCCAGATTGACTTGACTTTCCGTCTCTCCCGTAAAATAAATCTAAAGCGCTAGACACAGGAGTTTAGTTTCCTTTTGCGTGAGCGAGAGCTTTATCTTTACTAGGAGTGTTTATTCTACTTCCAGACGGACTAACAGCAAAATATTCAAAATTAACAGGATCGAATAAAATATCCCCTGCTTTCATTTTTTTAATTTGTTCCTCACTTGCTTGATATGACATGGCGTCCGCATTATAAATATATTTGATTGAGTTTACTCCCTCTCTTAATAATATTTCTCCTTGAGCATAACCAGTAGGATATTGTTTTTGATGTGTATTTCCATCATCTATAAATTCATTTCTTAAATCTGCTATTTCCCTTTCATAACTATAACCAGGTAATAACTTATTATCATCTCCGTAAACTATTGCTAGGGCTCTCTCCTGTGGTATTCCACTATTTTTTAAAAATTCTATCTCTCTAATTTTATCGGGTTGCTTTATTAAATCTTTTTTAATTGTTTCTTCTATTGCAAGTGAGGTTGCTTTTCTGCTTAAATCATCTGCCCCCTCTAGTTTTTCACTAAATTGTTTTACTCCCTCTGCCGTGTCACCTGCTGTTAAAGCTTCTAGTCCGCCTGCTGTTAAGGCTTTGAAAAAATTTTGTTTTGCAGCGTCGTCAGCCCCTAATAATTTTTTATAGGTGTCTGCTTTTCTTTTCACCTCTTCTTCAAAACTATCTATATCGTCTAGCTTTATTTCATTAGGGTCATCAAATTGTCTTTTTGCTCCTTTTTCCATTTGTTTAGCTAGATTGGTGGTTTCTGATGTGTCATCTTTTTTTGTAGTTTCAGTTTTTGTAGTGCTGTCCATCTCTGATGCACCTGCCTCAGAAACTATACTAGGTGTTGTACTACTTGGAGTATAAAAATCTTCTCTTGTTTGCATTGTTCCAGAAATAGGATCGTAGTATTTTAAAACTTCACCAGTTCCTCCAAGAAACTTATTTGTAAGATTGACGAGATCAGCACCAACATTAGAAAACGGGGATAAAGCGGTTTGAGTTATTCTCTGACTTGGTTTCACTAAATATTTGTAATAAGGTGATTGTGAGTATCCAACACCTTCAGGATTACTTTCTGCATGTCTTTCACGATCCACGAGCCCCGATGTAATACCAGTGCCTACGCTATTAACTTTACCACCACCGCGAAACATAGGTCTTTTTAATGTTCTACTCATTAACCGAAGATCCCTCCTGCGCCAAATAATTGACCACCAATACCTGCCGCTGTAGCACCTACACCTAAAATTTGTGATAGTGGACTAGGAGGTGCTGTTGTTGTTGTTGAGAAAGTTTGTTGTGCAGGGTATCCACCAATAATACCTGTTAACTGCTGACCAACAAAACCTAATCGTTGCTGTTCTTCAAATGCAGCTTCTCTCGCAGCATTTGCTTGAGCATCAAGAATTGCTTGTGATTGTAATTGTTGACCTGTACCTAATTGTTGTAATCCACTAATCTCTTGTTGCGCTAATTGTGGAGCTAATTGTGCTAATCCTTGTTGTTGTGTAGATAGTGCTTGTTGATTAGCAAAAGCTTGTTGAGCTGCTTGTTGTGCTTGTTGAAATCCTTGAGCCCTTAATTGTGCTTCTAACTGTGCTTTACCTAAAGCTGTTTCAGCATCAAATGCACCTTCTTGTAGTCCTTGACGACCACCACCAAAAGCTCCTAATTGTGCTGCTCCTGTTCCTATTTGTTGTCTTGCAATATCACGTTCTCTTTGTAGTGCTGCAAGTGATGTATCAATTACTTCTTGTTGATAGGGAGACATAAATTCTTGAAAAGCTTGTGGACCTGTAAGTTGTTGAGCTGCTGTGGCGTCGGCACCGGCTTGAGCTAAGAAAGGTTCAAAAGAACCAAGTCCTGAAGCTTTTTGAACTGCTTGTTGTTGTAAAGGATCTTGTGCTGCTACTGTCTGAGCAAATGATGCGGTGTCAAGTGGTTGACCTAATAAAGGAGTCAGCTTGTCTGTTAAAGCTATGCCTGCCGCCTCTATAAACGGCGCGGGTAACGTTCTTGTTACTTGTTCGTCTGCCATTATACTCTAGCCTCTAGTTTATTCATTAAATCGTACATTTTTTTTGCCCCTTTGTTAACACTTCCCCCACCAGCAGCTCTTACTGCATCAGCGGTCATTACAAACTCATTCTTAGATAATCTTGCAGGGACATCGTCAGCTTTTTCTTTTGCACCTAAAGGTACAAAGCCACCACTTCGTAAATCCATTTCAGCGGGCATGCCACCCATTTTCAAATTCATGATACCACCGTCTTTCATAAAAAAACGATCAGGTCTTTCAGGATCGTAGTATCTGCCTGTATTTTCTGGATCTCTTTCATTCTCACGCTCTGCTTCATCTAAAAGTTTATTTAATTCTTTCATCATCTCTTTTTTACCTTTAGGAAATTTATCAAAAGGAAAAAGAAATCTTAAAATACTATCAGGATCTATTATATCTCCTACTGTTTTAGAACGTTCTTCTTCGCCGTATCCTGGTCTAGCATCTTTTTTATTTTTTTCTTCTTTGCTTGCGTTTAAAAAAAACTCACTAGTTCGTCCACCAAAAGGAATAGTAGGAGAATAATCAGTGCCCCCTTCTGCGTATTCAATACGTCCACCTTTTGCTTCTTTAACACGACCCTCTTCTCGAGGTTCCATGATTTGATCAATAACATCATCTCCTACAGAACCTTCGGGTGGATTTTTCATCTCCATACCAATACGCATTTTAAACTCTTCTAATTCTTGCATTGCTTGTTTTGTAGCCATATCACTAGCCTCTTGCATTTGTTGCATTGAATAAGCACCGGTTCCCGCTTCAGGATCAAACATTTCATTAAATATTTCATTTTTACGTTCTTCAAACATTTTGTTTAAAACTTCTTCGCTAGGCTCAGCGCCTAATAATTTGGCAATAAAACTTTTTACAGGACCACCACCTATTCTGTAACCAATACGTCCGCCGTTTGCTTTGCTTGTGGCTTCTTTATATAACTTCATAATTTGCTCATTACTCATTTTTTCTAAGTCTTTTCCCCCAAAACCACCATAACCTAAATCAATTAATTTAATTTCCATGGCAAGACGATTCATATCAGATGCCTTGTCGTATAAACTACCACCACTTTCATAACCAACACGAGTTCCCATCAAACCACCGTTGGCCGCGTAGCCTAATTCGTTTAATCTTGTATCAATATAGTCTTGGTCAAATCCTGCATTTGCTAAATATCTACTAATAAAATCTACTCGTGTTTGAATATCTTCATTACCTGCAGCTTCTTGTTGTTTTAAATACTCTTCATAAGCATCTTCTGCTTCTTTCGCTGCATCGTAAGCCGCTTCTGCGGTGCCCGCTGTTATTGGGACACTAGCTACTTTTGCAGCTTCACCAAGACCTAGTCCACTTATTTTATCTGGAGAAACAAGATTACCTAAACCCTCTGCAAATTTACCTTTTCCTGCTAAAGCAGGGCCAGCACCTGCGAATAACCCAGACACAGCCGCCGATACAGGATTAACATTTTTTCCTAAAGCAACTTGTGTTCCTAGATTAGTCACGGCTCCTGCTAATCCTTTTCTTAAAGCTGCTCCCATTATTCCGGTTCCACCTAAACTACCAAATGCAGGAGCTAAATATGGTGCACCAAACGTTGCAGCGAGATAAGGTAAGGCAGGTTTGATTTCATTAGGAATAATATTATCAACAACTCTTGTGACAGGTTTTAATGCTTTTTTAATTGATCCCATAATGTTCCTTTGTATATCTAGTTACAACTCTTGTGATAACTCCTTCGTCTGTTACACGAAGCCATTTTACAGGTTTATTATAACCTAATAGATTAGTAAAGTATTCTTTAGTCTCTTTCATAATATCTTTAACACTGCCTAAACAAACAGTATCAATGTGCCAAGGGATGTTTCCACTATTGTAATCTTCAGGGTTTAGTTCTGCGGTTGTCATAAATCTTTTCTCTGCATCCTTGTTTAAAAATGCCCAATTCGTAAAAGCAAAAGGTAATCCATCTTTATAGTGAATCTTGTATTGATTCAGATCTACGGACGGGGCGATGTGTTCTAGCACGTCCTCGAACGTGTGATCTTTATAGCGAGGAAACGACTTATAAAGTCCGAAAGCTACGGTAATATCGTATAATTTACCAGTATCTATCATAAATACATTACTTTTTTTTGCCTCAAAAATCAACTATTCATCCTCAGATTTAGATACAACATCTGGCAGTTTAGCCACTTTTATATTGACACTTCTAGATATGTCCTCTTGCTTGGTGTCAGTATCTGGGTTGTTAACATCATCTTCGGCTTCTTTATCAGACTTATATTCAACGTTTGTTTTAAGGTTTTTTACTGTAATTTCAGTTTCAATCTCAACGTCTTTAATAACCTGGCCATTGACTATTGTGTCAACCTTGCCTTTTTCTACAAAAGATACCATTTTTACCTCCTTACTCTCTACTTATTTCTAATATTGAAACAACTACATGTAATCTATTAGCAGTTGCAGCTTGTGCCTTTAATACTTCACTTTCAAGAAGAACTAAAGGTTGTGTTAATAATTCGTTTGTTGCTTTGGCAGATATAGCCTTGTCTTTGAATAAACTAAACACTGCATCAGAAGCATCTGTAATTGTTAAAGTGACAGTATCTGCATTGTTACTATCTTCAGAAACTAAAATAGATTTTATAATAGCTCTTGATCCACTAGGAGTTGTATAGACAACCGTATTATCTGTGGTTGTTAAATCTATCTTTGCGTTTTTATATATATTAGCCACTAATAAACCAAGAAAATCTTTCTTGCTCCTGTTTTAATTCATCTAAAAATGTAGAATTTAATTGTTCTATAATAGTTGTTATGGATCTATTTATTTGTTTTTGATTAGAAGTATCGTATTCTTGTTTTGGTTCTGGTATTTTTACATTTATTTTTGCCACTATCTACCTCCGTCTGCTTGTACATCTAAACTGAAAGTACCAAATCTCCAACTTTGATCGATGTCGTCATTTTCTATTTTGATATTAACATATCTACCACGAGCTCTTGTATCTTTTTTAGTTGTTGATGAAGTAATAGAGAAAGGACTTAGACCAGTAGAAGAATCTTCTTGTGATGGAAAACGTTTCACGGCCAACGTTACTTTAGCTGTGCCTTCTAGAACTTTAAAATCTGGTACAAATCTACGAACAGATAAAAATCTATCACCTTCCGTTCCTTGACCTTCTAAATCAAAGTCATAAGACTGTACAAAAGAACTAATCGCGGTGCTCGATCCGTCAGTATTGATTTGATTATTACCCACTTCATGTTCAAAATAAATTGTAGCTCCTAGTCCTGTAACTCCTTGTATTGTTGGAAAAGTTCCGGTGTCAGTAGAAGTATAAGAAGTTGCATAAGGTTTAGGATATATCTTGGCATCCATCCAAGATGTACGGCCCTCTGTGCTTGTATACCAAATACCACCTGGGACTTGTGAACCCATAGATTCTAGATAATTATAAGCAACTAATCTGTTATTGAAACTTTGACCAGATGTAGGATACCACCAAATAATCTCTGTAAATAAATTATTAACACCTGCTGTAATTTGTTGTCCTTTTGTTAAATCAATATCGTCGTATACAAAGTCTTCAACAGAACAAGGTAGTGATTTAACTGTACCATCAAATAAGAAGAAACCATTATTACTCATCCAGTAAGCAACACCATCTATTTCAACAGCCGCATTCTTACCTATCAAACCACAGTTTGTACCTACTTGTTCAAAACCAAAAGTAAAAGGTGCACCAATAAACTTCATGGTGTACAAAGCTGTATCTGTCCATATTAGAATTGTTTCTTTTGCCTTGATAGCACCAACTATTTTAGTTCCGTCTTGTAATCTTTGTGTGCCTGCTGCATTAACTGCCGAAGGTATAAAAGTATTGATGTCTTCTTGATCACCAAACCTAATAAACATATCATCCTGTGTACTAGTTGTACCTATTGTTGTTTCGGTTCCAAAGTGAATTAAGTGTCTTGTAGTAGGTGATATTAAAGTAGCTCTAGAAGCTGTTGGATTATTAGAAGTAGAAAAGTTAGAAGTGCTTGTTGATGCTCTGTTTGCTGTAGGTGTTGTCGCTCCAGCGTTCCATGTAAAAGTTTTACCATTTGCAACTGTTGCAACTAATACTTGACCAAAATTATCTAAGGACCATAGACCTGGTTCTAATTGTACTTGATCAGCTTTGACAGCTACACCCCATCCACCAAAATCTGATGCGTTAGTAGCGGTAGCACCATTACTGTGTGTTGCTGCTGTGCTTCCAAGAGCTCCTCTTGTACAGCCTGTTAAATCATTTGTGGATTTACCTGTATATGTAATAAGTTCTGAGTCTACTAAAATTGTGCCTGCGGTAGGAAAAGATGCAGCACTTGTTAATGTGATTGTTGTTTCTGATGCATCTAAAGCTTCGTTTACAGTTGTTGCTGCAGCAGAATCAATTGTACCACCCCAGTTACCAACACCCCATCCATAACCATAGGTTTGTTCTCTTGGACCAACAGGTTCATAAAACTTACAAGTTATAGAACCACCTGTAGAAACTGTAGCTGTAGCAGCAGCAGTTGATGTAATTGTAAAAGTTGTTGTACTAGGTGCTGTGATTATTTGAAACTTAACATCTTCAAAATTAGAAGCACTAAGACCTGTACCACTAGGTAAAGTGACACCATCTAATTGCACTATATCACCTGCTTTTGCTCCATGAGCAGAACTTGTGGTAATTGTAACAGAAACTGATTCATCTGTTGTGGCCATTGTTGAAGAGGCCAAAGAACTTTTTATAGGTGTAATATCAAATAGTTGACCTTCAAAGTATAATAATAAAAACTTATCCGTTCCAAGGGCCACGTATCTATTACCATCTAAATCTGTAAAAGGGTGCTGTGCTCTAACAACACCAACTATTTTATCAGGTAAAAGAGAGGACCAACCTCCCACCTTTTCAGGTAGTCCATATCTAAATCTTACATTATTGGAGTCAATGAAACGACGTTCAGCTCCCTTGGTGGTATCTTGTTTATCTATACCTGGTAGAAAATCTAAAGTTATGAGAGCCATTTACTCTCCTTAAACTTTATCTTTGTAAGCCCAACCACGAGTCGCGTTTAAGAATACTAAGGTAAAAGCTTCTCCGTTTGTTGATACAACTAAATTAGATGCTGAACTTAATATGTTTGAACCATTTCTTGCAATCGTTAAATTATTAGAACCAAAAGATCCTTTAGCATCTATAAAGGTAACTTCATTACCTACACTAGGAGATGCCGGTAATGTTACTTGTCTAGCCGCGGCGCTCGTGTCTATAATTAGTTGATCATTATTGACGGCTGTGTAGTTTCTATCTATAGAGTGATAACCTTTTTCTACTGATAGTTGAACTATGTTTGTTCCATCAGAATACACAACCATCTTTGAGGCAACCGGCATTGTTACGCCTGTACCTGATGCTGTCTTAAAAGTTAAAGTGTAATCACTTGTACTCCTTGTTGTACCGTCTTCTATCAAATACATCTTTTCTATGGAGTCAGGAACAGTAACAGTTCTGTTCGCTGCTAAAGTACCTGTGAATTTTATTATCATGTTTCGTCCATTAGACGAAGCACCGTTACTGATTGTTAAAGTTTGATCGGAGGATGCAACATTAAGAGATAAATAACCACCAACAGCTTCTTCTACCAATTGTAGGTTAGTGTTGGTAGTAGCTCCCCATAAACCTGCTTTTTCACCCGTAGCGATTAATTCAAATTTTTGTGATGTAGAAAATGTTGATGCCATGTTGCCTCCAAATTTATATTATGTTTCCACGTTTGTCCACGTTTGACTTGCATTTACGTTAATATCATTCCAAGTAACAACACCTGGGCCTGTTACTGAAGATGTTAATTGATTAGTTGTTGCTGCTATTACGGCTTTAGCTACAATTGTGACAGATCCAGATGCAACTGTTCCCGCTAAATTTGTAGTTACAGATACATCTGAAGCACCTTTAGGGGTGGCACTACCGAGACTTGTTGTAAGAGCATTAGTTGTAAGAGTTACGTTAGCTGTTCCTACAAAGCTTAAATCACCTATAGAAATGTTTGCTATATTGGTTGATGTATTAACATCAGCATCGGCTCTAGCAGCTGTAATATCTCCTAGTGATATAGATACTTGATTACCTTCTAAAGATACTGGTTGATGAGTAGACTCAGCAAAAGCAAATTCAGCAAAAGAAGCGATACCAAACATTCTATCTTGCCGTTACTGGCACTCCTTTACTACTTACAAATGGATGTTCTGCAAATGCCATGTAGATAGCATCATGACTATTTGGATTCATTCCAACACCACTTCCTCTAAGTTTAAATCCATTTGATACAAAATCTATATCTTGGTCAAAAGTGTTTTCTGCATTACTTTGGTCTGCATGAAGAGTATTATCCATAACATTAATAGTGTCTCTTTTATTATCCCAAATATACCAATGATATCCCGTACCACTAGCACCTATGTTTTTAATCATAAGCCAAGCAGGTTTAAATCCTGTATAAA